ACCGGGTATAAGCGCAGCAGCAGGGATGCATACATTGCTAGGCTCAAGGAAAAAGGCTTCGTGGAATCGAACGGAGAGAGAGTCTTGGCAACTGGGCAAGGCGTTTCCGCTTTGCCCAACGCAGAGCCATTGCCGACCGGAGAGGCGTTGCAGGAATACTGGCTTGCCAGATTACCTCTTGGAGAAAGGACAGTTCTGGAATGCCTGATCGCAGCCTATCCAAAATCGATTTCGCGAACTGATATCGATGACGCAACCGAATACAAAAGATCTTCTCGCGATGCTTACCTGGCCAGGCTCTCAGCCAAGGAACTTGTCTCGGACGCCGGTCCGGGAATGATCAAGGCTAGCGATGAACTTTTTGGATGATGAGATGACGATTAAAGAGTTCACTGAGAAAGTTAACCGAGAGCGACCACCGCGGGGAGGTCCATGCTTGATAAGTAATTGCAATCAACCATGCTGCACTTATGGAAATCTCCGCGCCTTCGCCAAGCTGGTGCGGGAGCGAGCTGAAATATTAAAACAACAAGACGAGCCTTATCCATTTTCGAACCGTCGTATTAGTGCAGAACTTGTTAGAGACGCTTTCACTGAAATCTGCCGAGAGCTGGGGATTGAGGAGGAGCCTAAGCTATGAGAAGAAAACCAACTAGACTTAAGCAACATCCAATGGCAGTTGGTTGGAATAGCTTCAAAGAAGAAAGCCCGGAAACATTCTCCGGCACCGCAACGGGATTCTATCTGTCTAACAGGCTAGAAAAGGCTTTTCAAGCTGGATGGAATGCCAATGAATCTTTGAGATTGGAGCGTCTTGCTTCAGGAAGAGGAGCCTAAGCCATGAGTGATGGTCCGGTTTATTGTCCAAAAGACCAGTTACAAGAATTCAAATGGAGTTGGCCCCTTTATTCATATGTGTGCCCAAGGTGCGGGCTGATATGGAATGGCAAGTTTCCAGTCAAAGAGAATGTCTATGAATCAGATGGATCTGTCATCAAATTGAGTGAGTCTAAGCCATGAGACTTCCAGAAGGGCTGCCAAGCAAGGAAGCAGTTGAAGCGGGAATGCACGCTGATGATTGGTACGAGACAGCTTGTGCTATTGAAGAGATAGATGTTATTCCGCTGCTGGAGAGGATTGCGGAACTTCGGAAAGGTCCATCCGCCTTGGCTTGGGAAGAAATAGAGCAACATTGTCGGGAACTCACCGCTGAGCGCGACCGGCTTGAGGAACAAGTCAGACTCTGCAACATTGACCAGATCAATACCAAAGCCGAGCTGGCCGAAGCGCGGAAGTATCTTTCGCAGAGCTGGTTTATTTCTGAGCATCTACGGTTCGCTGTGAAAGAATTCCTAGCCGGCGCCAAGAAGGAAAAAGCGAAGATTGAATAGGGCAGCCTTCCAACGATTCGAGACGGCTCCTTTTAATGAAATCCCCCCGGTTTCTCGGAGGGTTGGGGAAAGTAAATTAGGGAGTGGCAGGCTGCCCTGTTGAGTCTTTGGAGGTGAAATGGACAAATTAGCCAAGATCACAATGGAGAACGGCATCAAGCCGAAATGTACCATTGAATTCGAAGACCTTACCGACCCTAAACAGCTTCTAATACTCGCCGAGATTCTAGAACTGTTGGAGGCGGAGGGATATGGAGCAGAAAAAAGGGAACCTGCTGAGTCTTTAGAGGTGAGAAGATGGAAATTCTGAAAAATTTTATTCGCACTATTTTGTTTCTGGTCCTAACCTCCTGCGCTTCCTCGAACCTGAAGCCGAAAACCCCGTCGCTGCTTAGTTCTTCGAGCCCTCTCACGCTTTACACATCGCAGGACTTTTCGAACGACTACGCGGCCTATAAGCTGGCCTTGACAGTTTGCTCGAAACCGTCAGCTCTTCAGGAGTGCACCGCGAAGGATTTGAGAGACAGAATCTTGAATCGGGTCAAGCTCGATGTCGACCTCAATTACTGGGGATTTGAGTCGCAGCTCTTCCTGGGCAACGCAGGCTACAACGTGGGCATGGATACGGTTGCTCTCGGTCTCTCTACTGCCGCGACCCTCGCCGGAGCCCCAGGTACTAAGACGATACTGGCCGGCATCCTGACAGGTTTCCAAGGCACCCGTCTATCCATTGACCGGAATTTCTTCCGCGAGCATTCGATCCCGATGATCATCGCCAAGATGGAAGTCTTGCGGGATACGCTCTCGACTGAGCTTGAGCAGCAGATGGCGTTGCCGGTCTCTGAGTTCTCCCTGGAGCAGGGATGGATCAAGCTTGTAGAGCTGTTTTACGCAGGAACACTGCAAGGCGGGTTACAGGCGATGAACGCCGATGCAGGCCAGGCGGTGGCCAGTATGAGGGCACAGCGCACTGCTAGGATTCAGCATAAGACTTCCAAAGTAAAATGGGTGGGAGGGGGAAAAATTGAGTGAGTGATCTACCGGTAGAATATCCGCACGAGAAAGAGACATGCGAGAATTGCAGATTTTTTCATCTTCTTGTGGACGCTGGATCATGCCGAAGATTTCCGCCCGTACTGCTTGTTGATAAATCTCATTGGCTGATTGTGGAAAGTTTTGATTGGTGCGGAGAGCATCAGCCTAAACAAGTCCCTCCCAAATAAGTATTTCTTTATCTCGGCGATTCTGCAATCCCGCAACTTTAACTCCGTTGTCGAAGATCCATCGTCTCATCTGCGTCGGAACCTGATCCAACATTCCCTCATTGATGACTCGTAGTAAGGTGCTCTTCGTGAAGGCATCCAACCCCACGTTGAACGTGAAGCAACAGAGCGCATCGAACTGATTTTGATTGAGACTTGCCGGGCTGGAGAGGCGCCGGTCTACTTCCGCGTCCAGGTCTCCGAGATCCTGATCGAAGAGCGCCATCACCTGATCGTCGGTGAGACCATCTTCGTATTCGATGGAGAACTGCCCCATGATGTGAATCTTCCCGGAGGACCGCTCCGACTTCGTAAGAAGGTGCCCAATGCCAATGCTGGGCGCTCCGCCTGAATCTAGGTAGGATTTATTCTTCACCTCCTCTAACCCGACGAGGAAATTCCTTCCATGCTCGCTGAACTCGTGAACCTGATCCGGCCTCACTTAATGACGTATCCTAAGATCTCGTTACAAACCCGAAGAACTTCAGCCAAGGAGACCGTTACAATAACATAATCCCCTTCCGGGCTAATGGTCAGATCCTCTCCAGTCCTCAAATAGCGCATTGGCACAGTCCATTCCTGCAGGTTCTTGTCCGCCGTTCCTGGAATGTTAGCCAAACTTGCTTCCGCTCTGCCCATTTCAAAACGGCTAATCTCGACTCCACCTTGTGGACCGCGAATGTAAGTGTGATACGCGAAAATCTGCTGAGTGTTGGAAGAATCGTTCGCGCGGGTATCGATCCATCGCTTGATCTTCTTGCTGGGATCGTAAGGGCCTTTCACTGTCCGTACGATGTACGGGCCTTCTGTTAGATCAAATGGTGACAGCTTTAATTCTTTTGGCATGGTTTCTCCTTTGGCATGAGGAAAGTGATGCTCCTGAATTCTGAATGAGTGACTCCCGTTTTCCCGTGAAAGATGCGGCCTATTTTCCAATAGTCCTGGTCTGAAAGAATTCGATGCGGAGTCACTCCATTCGGCGGTTTGTGTGGATTCACCCCATTTGGTTATCCTCCTAGTCAGGATAGACTGGATAAGACATTTCCAACGGAGGCTGCTTTGCTGCATCAACCGATGCCTGCAAGGAATCCGATGAAGCATTTAACTTCTCATCCGCGGCCTGCAACTCTTGCAAAATAGCTGGGTCTATCCCTTGGCTTGCCTGTAGAATCGCCCGGAGTGCCGGGACTATTACATCACGCTCCCGCCTGTCCATGCGATCCAGCTTAGCATCGATTTCCTTCAGGTCTCTCTGAACTCCGCCAATCAGATTTTTGATTATCCCGTCGCTATCGAAGACGACTTTTTCTTTTTTCGATTCAGTTTTCAATTTCGGTTTCACGATCACCTCCTTTATCTGCCCAGTGGTAGAGCCCGCAATAGTTCGATGATGACGAGCAAAATTATCGGAATCCAGACGGCGCATTTGTTGAGAGCGACCAAGATTGTGCAGATGAAAGCTGCCAAAGCGAGCACCAGAAACACTGTCAACATGGTTCCCCCTTTAAAGTTTTCCAAGCAAGAAAAGGATGAGGATCACGATAAGGATCGTTCCGAGAAGACCGCTTGGAGCATATCCCCAATTCGCTGAGTGTGGCCAGGACGGGAGCGCCCCAAAAACCAACAAAATCAAAACTATGATCAGAATTGTATAGAGCATAATCACTCCTCACCTGCCAAGATTCTACCGTTTTGAAGATCGCCGGTCAGTTCAACTTTGCTCACCTATGTGGCCAATATTGCTCAGGGATGATCGATCTTCTCGGCTACCTTGGACACCGCAACCGGATCAAGCGCCTTGGTTCCCTGTTCAACGCGCACCGCCGCTTCTTTAGTAACTGGAACGGTCCCTCCAGTAGTCGCACTATCCTTAGCGAAGAACCCCAATAGGAAAACAGAAATCGAACCGATTAACCCGACCAGCGTGGTTTTCCCGAGAGGAAGAATCCCGATTCCTTCCTGGGTCAGAATCCCACAGATCCCAGCGATCAACCCGAATGTCATAGGTTTCCAGTTTGCTAAGTTCATAAAACCTCCTCATCCAAAATAAGGAACTGCAAAACCGAGTCTTACCATTTCATCGTTGACATTCAATCCGCCAACCCAGATTTCTCCAAGATAGCGGCCAAACTTTTCCTTGCGGTCAAGCGTCGTCTTTAGCGTAATAGGCTTCCCTGAAATCATACCCGATAATGCCACCTGTGCTGGGGGACCCCCTGGCGTGGCAAGCTCCGGAGCATTGATCCTCGCAAGCCTGATGATCTGATTTCGAAAGATGACCGAGAACCCAAGATCGATATCCACCGTGCAGGTATCCCCGTCATGAGTCTTGACCACCGTCACCCGGTCGTAAACATATGGTTCGGGGACTTTCACGGGCCGCCCCTAGATCTAGCAATAGAAAGAATAATCGTTCCAATCCCGATCAAAAGAGCCAAAATAAATCCCATGACTCCAATCATGTCTCGAGTCGCTGTCTTCCCCCTTGAGGATTCTTGTTGAGTCCCTTGGCCGGTTCCTTCTAGCCGTGTCAGCCTGTCCTTTAGATCCTGAATCTTATCGTTCGAAGTGTTCGTGTTCTGCTGAATCAATGATCCCATCTGATCGATTTGCTTAGAAGTAGCAGCTTCACTTTTTGCGATGGCCAACGCTGAGGATCTGTTCTGCTCTCCGACAGCTTCTTTAGCAGCTTGCAAGGCAGCATCGACCGCTACTTTGCTATCCCTAGAGGTTTGTTCTGTTCTTACATCCCGCTCGGTAAATTGAGTCTGAATGGAGTGGAACTTTTCCTCGTGAACTTTTCCAAGAGATCCGATTTTCTCATCAATCCTCTGCGGAAACTTATCCGCGGTAGATTGCAGAAGCTCAAGAGCCCTATCCATTCCCTCCAGACGTGTGATAATGACGCCTTCCAGTGCTTTGATAGCACCGGAAACCATCTCCACCATACGCTGCTCGATGCCGTTAACCCTGATATTGGTGGACTCTTTCAAGGCGGCGATTTCCCTGAGAAGAGCTGCTGTAGTCAGTATGGTCGGATCAGGAACTGGAACTCTGCCGGAGTTGCTGCTTATAAGCTCGACATCGTCGTCGCCTTGCTCTTTAACCATATCAACTCCTACGGCCCTGGAGGTGGCACCACAACAATCAAAGTCACCGGAGGAGTCGGCGCAATGATGTCAGGAACCAGTTCTTGGTTTGTCATGCTCCCCGCTTCAACTTTCCCTCAGCATCCCAAAGCTTAGATAAGAGAAACTCTATCTGCTCTCTGGTTTTCTTGAGCATCTCAATCTGAAAGTCTATTCCCCGAATCTCGTCTTCCATGTTTTTGATTTTGAGACCAAGCTCAATTGCTTGCTTGATTATCCCCGATTGCGTATCCATAAGCGCATTCTCATGGAATGGTAACGGTCTTCGAAACAGTCACCGAAATATCATTGAGCACATCCGCTGCTCCGGTCAGATCTATCCATCTTCCTAGCGATGGCAATCTCCCGGGTGCATCCACCACGACACCATAGAATGGCTCTCCAGCTACCACATCGGCCGTAAACGTCATTCTCCCGGCTGGATCCAATACCGATGGAGCGGTAATGCCGCCAACCGGAGTGACCTCTGCCCACGGACCCGCCTGAACCTTGCCCCTATACAAGTGGTATTTGAGCACCAGGCCTGCCGGCAATGGCTCCCCAGTCGATAAGGTAGTAACCGGAAACCATCCCAAAGTGACCTGACTGGGCACCTGCGCTTGCGCGATAGCAACCCATAGTAAAAAGCATGCTAGAATTTTCTTCATTTCAAATATCTCCTTATGCGGCCCTCATTAAGAAAGTGACTCCAGAACCACCTGCGCCCCCAGCGGTGCCTGTTCCAACGCCTGATCCTGAGCTGCCGCCCATTGCCCGAACAGATGGAGGCACTATTGCTTTATTGGCAATGACCCACACGGCACCACCGCCGCCGCCGCCTCCGCCTCCAGCATTGCTGATTCCAGGAGACCCGTTGGCCCCATCGGCGCTAATCAAACCGCCAGCGTTCAAAATTTGATCACAGATAACGAGCAATATCCCTCCGCCCGGTCCACCTTGACCGCCCGTGCCAGTGCTCGTAACATTTCCTCCACCAGAACCTCCCGCTCCAATACCTGAACCTCCACCACCGGCGACTCCAGTAGCACCTCCCGCAGCCCCTAGCCGTCCCGCCGTCCCGCCTGTGGCCGTACCTGATGCAGTCCCACCAGCACCAGCTCCGCCGCCTCCGCCGCCAAGTGCCCCCAGCCTGATCAAATGCATCAACGACATTGGACTCAACCATGCGGCCAAACTTGCTCCTGGAAGCCCAACCGCGCCTCCAGCCTGAGCCGCTCCACCTATCGCAAAAAGTCTGAGATAATCGGTGTAGTTATCTCCTATAACGGCGACACTCTGCGCGCCAAACATTCCACCTTCCCCGCCCACGCCTGCACCTGAAGCCTGGCCAGATCCACCATTCGCGCCCATGCTGTTTATCGAAATCTGAGAATTAGTATTCCCAAAAGTCAGATTCCGACAGACCACAATCTGTGGACTTGCGAAGGCAGTCAGGATGATTCCTGCATTGATTGTCAAGTCTCGATAAACCTGGAAGACCGAACTTATCGTGGAATTGACCGATATCGTGGCATCCCCGGCGTTGTTGATATATGGAAAGCTCAGACCGAGCTCACCAAAAATGGTTTGCATGGCTACAGGCGCATAGTCAGAAGTTACGAAACCCATTTTTTTTAGACCTCTTCCTCTACGACCATTCCCCCAAGGCTGACCTTGTTCGCGCTCGAAGCAGCCGCCCAAATCGTCATTCCGGCCGATAGTGCCCTATTCCAAACATACTGTCTTGACTCGCCGCGCTGCAGAGAATTGATGCCAGAAATCAAATTAAGCCGCTGGTTTGTAGGACCAGGTGACCCCGCAGCCGGAACAAAATAAAGCTGCAAGTTGTCGTCGCTTATGTTATCCGTGTTGCAGAGATCGATTTCAATGAAGACGGTTTTCTTCGCAACGTTTCCACCGCCGGAGATCGGAACCGTATAAATAACAATAGGAGTGGCTGGCAGAAGCTGGTCTATAATGTCAACTGTGACGATATCCCCTTGAGACATTTTCTACCTATCTCCTTCCAATCCAGTAAGCTCGATTCTTGTGTGGAGCATCCCAGTGCAGGCCGCCAGCTCTAACCATCAATATTTTTTGATTCTGCGGAACATTGTCCACAGCCAGAGCGGTCTCTGGAATCGAACCATCCTTGGCGGATGTTGCCCCTGGGTCGACGACTATCTCGAGCTGCTGTTTCAGATAGTGATCATTGTTGTTCAGCTTGTTGTGCGAGGCCGAACCGAAAACGTAATTCTTTAATTTGTCAGCGACTTCTACCCAACTATAGGCCATGATGTTTCACAGTAATAGTTTCGCCGGATCGCTTGTTCCGAGTGTTCCTTCAGGCGACCCGGTTGGATCGGACTCATCTGCCAGGTATCCATAATCCTTATCGCTCGATGTTGCCGTTGTCCAAAGCGGAGAGATCGCCGATTCATCCCCTAGCTTGATATATCTCCTCCAGAAAGGAATGTTTTCGCCAAACTTGTACCCCATCACAGATACCTGCATCGACTTCGGCTGCAAAGAAATCGTGAGACTTAAAATTCTGAAGAGGATGGCAGCATATCCAAGCCCGTCCGATGAGACGCCCTGATAATGAGTGAGCCGGAAGTAATCATTGAGGTCGAGCGCATATTGATAGATTGGCAAATCGAACGAAGCCAGTTGAACGTTCTCGCGCAAATAAGCCATGCGATCAGAGGCCGTTGATAGAGCCGTCCCTAAATCTCTGACATGCCACAGATCGGTGTTCAGACGCACGTCAAAACCAATATTGGCTAGCTCGTTTGCATCGATTAGGTCTGGCTGATGTTCGAAGTAATTCAGGACATATTGATAGGCATAGTTGTACTGAAGGCGTGAGGCGACATCAACGTTGTAATCGATTTTGAAACTATTGCGCAGGATATCATCACTGTCACTGAGTAGCGGGATAGATTCTAAGTCGACGAGCGCGGCCCCGGAGAACAAGAACACCCGATATTGGCCAGCTCGAGACACATAGAACGGCATCCCGAAGGATTCAGAGAAACGGGTGACCACATCCATATGCGTGAGCCCACTGTCAGTTATCGCAAAATCACCAAATAGTTCTTGATCCGCGGCGGCGATTTGCATCGCATTAAATACGGTCGAATCGATATCTCCACTTGGGACCCCAACCTCATTCAAAAGATAGTCCTGAAGCTGAGCCACTGGATTAGTGATCAGGTTAAGGCTGGCATCTATTTTCCCAGAGACGTTCACAGTAATCTCAAATTCGTTCGTCCGACTTGAAATTTGTGGATCAGTCAAGAAATCGAGGCAAGTCATCGTCGTGCCATTTATGGAAGTGGTCACAATGGAATAGCCGCTGGTCATCAGAGTCCCATAATTGTAGACCTGTAAGACTGACTTGCAGGCATGGCGGGCGACCACGTAGCGAAAAGGGCTCACCTGATTGGTCCGATAGGCAGGCAGGGCCCCCATAGCTGAGCTGACGGTTCCGTAAATTCTAGGGATGAGATAAAGCGTTTGGCCATCGGGGAGATTCGGGAAATCGGTTTTGCCGAGCTGGCCAGAAAGATTGACTCGGAATCTATCCAGGCTCACATCCCGCACAACGACATGGCAAAGAGAATCGGAGAAAGTCCAACTGCTAATTTTCCCGGTGAAAAGAGTCGAGAGGCCTGCGAACCCATTGCTTAGTAATCCGCATTTAATTCTGGCCGTGCGATTTCGAAATGGCTGAGCCGCCTTCAGAATCGAGAACTTATTCCCCACATTGTTGAAGACAAGCTCCACATCGGCAACCTGAAATTCCCCGGGCAGCAGTGGGACCTCACGCCGGATTTGTCCGATGCTTACCAGTTCGTCTTGGTACCATTGAGACGGAGTTGAGATTCCCTCGAATCCGAAATATTGAGTCCCGTTGTCGAAGTCGATTTCGACGCATACGATAACCGCATCCTCACCGCCTCTCGGAAAGGCTGTTAAAGCCGATCCCAGAATGGAAAATGATCCTCCACCAACATAGTCCCAGACATGATTGATGAGAGCATCCCCGGATATCAGGACATTTCCGCTGCCTGCATAAACAAACGTACTAACTCCAAACGCTTGATAGCCAGTGAAGGCATTCCCAAAAACGTTCAATCCGCCAGACATGTTACGGGCCCACTCCCGATTGCATTGAGCTCCCCCGCCCATAACCGCTCCGCCAGAGATATTGAAAAACAGATCACGCGAATAATCAGCAGCGCCGGCCACAGCCACGCCACCGGATGGGGAATAATTGAATCCGCTTAATACCTGAGTGAGAGCAGCGCCTCCAATTTCCAGAGCCCCAACAGTGGGTTGAGCTGAAAATTCTGCGGAATTGGGTCCGACATTGTTAGAGGTATCATAGGCTGCGAGAACGAAATAATACGTCACGCCCCTCGTCAAACCGCCGATCGTGACCTGGCTAACAAGGCCAACATTCTGACTGTTCGTATAAATCCTTGACTGAGTTCCCCATCGGACGATATAGCCAGCCACATCTGGCTCGGGGTTTGGATTCCAGCCGAGAGTAATTTCTCCAGGAAACACGGGGATATAGGTGAACGTCATAGCGGCCCGGCTGTACAGGGTAGCAGCGGCGCCACTCATTACCGCGGCTCCTCCACCGATATAGGCGAAAGTGCTACTACTCGATCCGAACAGAACGACCCATCCAAAAGAGGCCGCTGTCGGTTCGGGAGTATCCATTACAAACGTGACCCCTGTACTGCTGCCATCCGACATTGACTTAATATCCATCGCTGCCAGCACGGCATCACTCGTCTCGTCCAATCGTATAGCAACCGCAGTGTAGCTAATCGCTGTTGTGCCATGCGTCGCAGTGGTGGCCCCGTGCCGGTCACTTGTGGCAAGAGCAGCTCTAGCAGACAAACCCGCAAAAGAGCCCATCGAAATTCGATCCTGAATGCTTGGAGTATCGGCGGCATCTACAGCCTTAAATGCTGAGACCAAGAATCCGCCAAGAGCATTGAATCCACCCGTAACCACAATATCGGTGCCATCCGTTTTGGTATTGAACGATTCAACGGTCCAATTCCCCCCCTGGATGACAAGCGCAATCCAATGTTTTTGAGTGCCTGATACTTCAAGCCAATTCAAGCGGAAGCCATTCGTTATTCCTCCCGAGTAATCGGCCCTTTCGATGATGTTGACCGCTCCGGTGTCGAACATGGCCGCAATTTCGGATCCGTTGCAATAGCTCCGCGTCACCGTATTTCCTAGCACAATGCCATCATTCGCATCTCCAACCCAGACTCCTCGCTTGCTCGAAGAATGTCCGGCGCCAAAACATATCAATGAGTCATCAGTACCAATAGGAGCGACAGCCGTTGCACCCGTACTCATAATAAAAACTTGATCCGCCTGGAATCCGGGGGTTGTGATGTCTTGATTTCCCGTGCTGGTCGGATGAAGGAAATCGACAATTGTCACGTTCGTGATATCGTCTCCAGTAAAGAAATCCACGATCACCCGAATGTTCGCCGATTGAGAAAACTGATCATCGACGACAAACACCGCGTTGGTTGCATCCCAACTTTGCAGATCCATCAGGCCATCAAGACCGCCATTGTTGGTGCAGGCCATCACGCAGGCATCTTCGTGATACCTCTTGCCCGTTGACGTGGTGGACACGTTATCCGTTGATCGAGTACATGCCGCAGCCCTATTAGTTGGAGAAGCCAAAAACGCAAGGCCGCGCAACTGATCGGATCTTCCTGCAGTATCAGTACCTTCAGTCCGGTTCGTCCATTTTAGTATTGCGAATTTCGGCGCAACCGAGAGGCCATGCGCAACGCTCACCGTTGTTCCTATGGCTCCTGAAGGAACCTGAAATGTTTTGGTCGAGTGTTCCATATCCCTTTTACTTAATCTTGATCAACCCGGTCGGTGCCGATGGAGGAGTAGTGTCCGGAGCTGTTCCGGATTGCAAAGCTCCCATATCGTTACCTGCAAAACCTGCCCTGATCGCCGGACTGCTGGCCTGTAAGTTCAAATTTACAGATCCCGCGGCTACCGAAACAAACTTAGGATCAGCCCAGATCGAGCCTGTATCCCCCATTGCTGCAGACCATTGAGCCAGAGTGAGATTGGGAGTGGTCGTGCATAGACTGCTCCCCGGGAAGTTTTTGTAGGCAACGTTGGCCGCCCCATTCCGCCACTGAATGTTGTTCCGGAAGATATTATTCACGGAATGATCCGTCGTCGAAATCGCGTTGCCAATTCCGGTGTTAAGTGAAATGATGTTGTCTTGAAAAATTGAGCCTGAAGAGTTAGCAACCACAATCCCACAAGGACAATCCCAAATCGTGTTTCCGATTACCTTCATGCGAGCAGCATTGGTCGTCCCGTATGACCCAGCGCGAATGCCTTCTAGACCCATCCGATAAACTTGATTGAACTGAATCGTATTGTCATGGCAATCCGACTCGTACTCAATTCCAACTGTGTTTTTTCCTGTCCCATAACCCATATCGTGGAACTTGTTTAGCTCGACTAGAGAATAAGTAACCGTAGCATCAAATTTCAATCCTCCTCCGCTAGCCGATGGGCCTGTTTCATTTCCATAGACCCAAATATTATGACTCCCACTCCCTGCATGGACGAACTCGAGGCCGGAGTATAAAACGATCTGAGCACTAGGCGACAGATTCTTAGCGGTATTGTTCCGGATAATGATCCCTGCTCCGGTTGTCCCGTCGGGAGCAAGATTGGCCGTAATTCCGTTTAAGAGAATGTTGTAGCCCTTGTTCGTGTCGAAAGCATTGCCGTCAATAATATGGCCTTCATTGGTATTCGCTGGACTATTCGCATTGTTGAGGTAGATGACTTTCGAGTTGAAGGTTAGCGCGGGCGTGCAGGCCTCGTTTATGCCATCATTCCCATTATGGGAGAAAAAATTGTTCAGAATTTCGAGGCCCTTCACTGCTCCCCCGTTAGCCAAACTGTAGAAGGTCGCTCCGCCATCTGTTCCATCGAAATTAAAATTTGAAATTCGGATATAGCTCTTATTGGACATATTCACCGGAGCGCTCGTATACCCATTGCAGTGGCCGATATGATGCCAGATCGTCGTCAGGCCTTGCCCTTTGATCCAGATCGGATGACCAATTGTTCCAGAAGTCCAATTCGAGACACTCTCATCCCATGTTCCAGTCCAGACCTGCACAATGTCATCCGGATTGACAGCATGGCCAACTCCAGCCCCGATCGTGAGTTCAGCACAATTCGGGCGTACTCCGACAGAGTCCGCTACGTTTGCGGACCCATTGCAATTTGCGTCTGATCCATCCTTGCGGACATAGTACGTGGCTGAGAACGCAAGCTGTGATTGAAGCAAAAGGAAAACTAGAAAGAGTCTTTTGATCATTATGGTTATAACCTCTCTGTCTGTGCGAGTCTTCGAAGCTTGACTCTCTGCTTCTTATTCAACTTCTCTTGTCGACTCCGATTCGCGTGCATTAGCGAACCATTCGGAAGCATTTTCAGTACGGTCCCATCGCGGTATTGAACCGTCTCTCCCGCTTTCAACTCGCGGAGCTGCTTTGTTAATCCATCAATGACTTCCATTATGCTTCCTCAGCGGGAGGTCGGATTCGCGAGGCATGAACCTCTGCCTTCTCTTCCTCTGAAAGCTCCTCGAGCACACCGACCGCGATGAGCACTTCCTTCGTGTCAAACTTCATGGTTTTATAATTCGGAACCATGACTGTCTCGCCGTTCTCATCAAGCTCATGACAGACCACGACTCCGAAGGGGATGGACTTCAAACGTTCGATTGGGACACCATCCCTTCCAGTCGGAATGGGCGATACCCCGCTTATGAAATCGATAACGCCCCGCTTTCCGTCTGGCAGCTTGACCAGACGTCCTGTCTTGAGATTCATAATCATGGCTTGCTCCTTTTTAAGCTGCCTGGATCTTGGGGGTAATTTTTATTGCGTCGCCGTTCGCCGTGATATTGTACGGCCCGTCGGAGAACCTCTCACTCCAGAACAGCTTTGTCGTGGAATCCACCACGAAGTAACCGTAGACGTTCCCAAGGGCTCCCGTGAAAGTAAATGTCTGCTGAGCGTACGCTGCCTCAGTAGTCCCCGAAGTTGTCGTGACGGTCCATGACCCACCGCTGAGCGTCTTGCTCGCATATCCATTGCCAGAGGCCTCGGTGTAGGTCGCGAATGTATCTCCCTCGGCCGGGGTGATGTTATTGGTAAACAACCGGAGAGTTAGCGCCGGCGTGGCGTTGGCATTGAGCGACCGCTCTAGGATTAGTTGTTCCCCATGGTCCTCAAGCAGAAGCGAGCCAAGAACAAAAGCCGAGCAGACCCAAAACAACTTGATGAGATAAAAGATTGTGAGAATCATGACGATCGAGCCCTCGTTGTTTTCTTGCCCCCAAATAAAAAAGGCCTGATCCTCGCTCGTATACGAGAACCAAGCCTTTAGTACTTCTTGGGGGTGGACCGTAGCTCCTAGCCTGGCCGGGCATCGGAGGGTCCAAGATTGTTTAGTTCAGTAGCTTGCCTCTTCCTTCCTCAACAAAACTCAATGTGGTGGTCTGAAGATAATTCACATCAATTGTGCGATCCAGATTCGATTCCAACCGGCAGAAGATCGCATCTGTACGCGATGAGTCCGGGATAAGAAACAGGGGAGTCACATTCCGATTGAGTGCAGTAATCAGAGCTCGAAGAACAGCCCCATCGGCTTCCTGTATATTTTGAAAGGGCAGATCTAACTGGATTCGCTTGAAGAGCTTCACCACGTGAGGGGTCCCATACTCGCTTTGCACCTCAAGGTTTTCATACTGCTCCGAAAACTGCCATTGATTAGAAAAGTTTGCGCTCAAGACAATGGCAGTACCCATCAGACCGTAGCCAAGCTGGATGAAGGCATTTGGGTTAGAGCTATCCGCGATGATAATTTTCCAATAGCGATAGGTCTGCGCTGGATTGAGAACTTTCCAGGCATCGTAAAGTTTCCACGGAATAGTCGTCGTGAAAGTGGATCCATCCGGATTGGCCGAAGCACCGGCGTTGATCGTGATGGTCGCAGCGCTTGTCAGGTTATGGTTTACAAGGGCGACAAGACTGATTGTTTTCGCCGACCCTAGATCGATTTGCAGATTCTCGGAGGTCGCCCCGGTGAAACGGAATGGCTTGCTGATGGGTAGCGAGTTAAGATTCGACAGCGGGTAAGAGCTGTTCGAAGAGCTAGCCGTAATGGCAGATCCGCTCAGGTTGTTCTGATCATGTCTGAGATAGGTGAGATTCGCGACCATGAGTTAAACCCCTTGCAACCCAAGAGCCTGGCGAAGTCGTTTCTGATTTGTCCCACTTCTTCTTATTTCATCAACTGCCTTGACGACCAGCTTAGAAAGTCCAGCCGTATCTACGACGTTCGGAGCATGGATATTGATGACCATCGTTCCCATCATCCCCCCCTTCTTGAGTGGCACAACCGCCTCGGGCCCGGCCTCTCCGATCAATGCCACGGTGGGACCGGTGACAATCCCGCCCCTTGCCATTCGAGCTGGAGGCGTTTGATAAGATCCGCCTGGCAAATCTCCCGGTTCCGTTCTATAGTCCGGCACATAATGAATAGGGATGTTCACCGCATGCAGGCCGGCGAGGAATGCGTTGGCATCCTTCGTAGCCTGCTCCGCCGCTCCAGGGATTTTCAGAATCACATTGATGAGATCGTTGATCATCGTGACCATGGCCGTCTGAAGCTTCCCAATGGCGGCGCCGAGGTTCTGATCCATCTTGTCCAGGGTATCGGACAGCTTCGTGGCTGAATCGGTAAATGCCTTGTTAATGCCAGTGCTGGTCGCATCGAAGAGGTCTTTCAAGGCCTTTCCAGCAGCCGTGCTGGTATCGGATAGGTCTTTCATATTAAAGCCGCTCTGCTGCATAAGTTTCTGCAAATTCTGCAGTTGAGCCATGGTCTGTGGACCGCCATATTGCTGAATCGTCTTTACGAGATCGCCTGAAATCTGTCCTGTCTGCGTAAAGGTATCGATGAGCCCTTGGAAACCATCCTTGACCTTTTTCACATCTGCGAATTTCTGGAAGTCTGCCAGGTTCCCTCCGGCCAACTTGATCTTTGCCGCCATCTCGGCAGTAACAACTCCCGTAGTCAGGAAGTTCTGGATCATGGTGGTCTGCTGAGGGAGAAGCTTCTTGATCTCGTCGTTAAGGGATTGGAATTCAGTACGGACCCCTTGAAGCCCTTGGATCTTTCCGGCAGCTTCCGTGAACATCTGGAAGCTCCCCCCCGCCTTCGTGATGGCGCTAGCAAACTCATCAGACATTTTCCCGGTCTTTATGAAGTCATCCGCCAGGGCGCCGAAGTGTTGGGCGTCCGCTGCCACTGCCGCCTTCTCTCCAAGATCCTTGAGTTGCGCCGCTGCCGATTCGAACGTGACATTCCCATTTGCCACAGACCGATTAAATACATCTTGATTGTTAGTATTGGTCTTCAGCCATGCGTTGTAGGCCTCGTGGGCTGCGATCAGTTCCTTCATCCCCTCAGCGCTGGTCATTGTGCCGCCTGTGACCCCCGGGATGATTTGATTCCAAGTTGTATCTGCGAATGCATTCGCCTGTTGACTCGCAGCCGTCTTTTCACGTCCCTTTTCCCCGAATACTTTCGTAATCAAAGCCGTAATGCCCGCCGCGGCCAATCCGACTGCCAGTCCAATAGGCCCAGCAAAGGAACCTGCCCCTAGAAGTCCAGCCAACAAACCGCCGCCCGCCCCAATGCCTGATGAAATCCCTGTGCCAGTGCCTGACAATCCAAACAACGCACCGCCAAGGCCGCCGCCCAGTGCGCCTCCGCCAGCTCCCAGAGCTCCACTTGCCGACGAAAACGAACCCGTATTAAATTTCCCGACCGCATTCAATCCAATCAAAGACCCAAGGCCACCACCGGATCCCAGCAGACCGGCGAAAAGACCGCCTCCACCGGTTGCTGAGCCCCCCGCCGTCGAGGCGCCGCCAAACAGCCCTGACAGAGCATTCTGAAATGGCTTGAACAGATTCTCGAAAAGGATTCGTAGCATCCCCTCCGCGAACGTCTTCGCCACATCGATCAGCGTCTGCCCAAACCCCTTCCATTCGACGATGCTCTTTGCCATCCCACGGCTCATATCTGTGAAGATGGTCGAGACCTGCGTGAGCCAGGCATTGCTGACTTCCTTCGAGGCCGCCTTTGCCTGCACTCCTAATTGGGCGTCGATTGCGGCGATCTTCTGATTTCTGACCTCGAAGGCATTTACTATATCCTGTGCGGTAGACGCCGCATCGAGCGCGACCGCCTTGAATGCTAAATCCGCCCCATCCTTCATCCTGCGCGCTTCATCAACACTGATCGTGCCAAGAGTTTTCCATGCGTCAGTGAGTCCTGCCGGACCGGCTATTTTGTCTGAAACAACTTCCACTCCACGTTTCACGTCTCCCGACAGAATCGCTGCTATAAACGTCTGCGCATCAGCCGTGCGCTTGGTCTCTTCGCCCAAATTGATTTGCTTCATCGCCAGATCTTCGCTGGCCTTGGCGAAGTCCTTATAGTCCTCAGCGGTGTCGAACGCCGAGACACCGACTTTCTCCTGAAGATTGAAGGAATCGATGAGCAACTTGTTCATCTCTTCCTGAGTTTTTGCGAATAGTTTCGCAGCAGCATCTTCGGCCTTAAGTTCCGCAGTGGTCTTGACATGAGCCGCTGTTACTTTCCCAACCGCCATAGCTTCATCTGCTAGGCTACGGCTCCATTTATCTGTGATCGCCGCCGATTCTTTCATGACGCTCTGCATCTTCGTCCCGATGAACACGGCATCATTGATTTCATCATTGCTGCTCTTCACAAACGCGCCCAGCAATCTCAGGGCATCCAGATAGGGCTTGAGAGCTGCAAACGCATCGAGAAACCCTTTTGCCCAACTAGGAATCGCATCGCTAGAATTCTTGAGCGCGGAAATCAAGTTCTTAATGCCCTCAGTAGTCACGGCAAATTGAGTCTTGATGTCATCCATCTTCACCCAGAGCAGGGCAAAGGCAGCGGCCACGCCGGCTATTAACACGGCCAACCCGCCGCCGGCCGTCAAACCGAATGCAGCACCGAGCACCGTAAAACCATTTACCAAATTCGGCAGGATCGCCACGATCGGGGCCAAGCCTAAGAGAAGGCCTCCGACTGCTCCGGTCATCAGCACTACGCCGGATGTGAGATTAGGATTTTCCTTGGCCCAGTCTTGAGCCGTAATCATAGCCTCCTTGAGCTTTAACACCAGCGGGGCCAGAGCTCCGGCGATCACTCCTCCAATAACCTCTTGAACGTTATTGAATTCATTCGCAAGCTGAGACAATTGTCCCGCGAATCCTTTGGCCTGATCGGTTGCTGCATCATTCATTACGGCCAGTCGTTGCAGAATTACTCCCTGAGCTCCGGCCACATCCCCGGCCTCAGCCATGTTCTTGATGAGGTCCTTCTCAGCATCTGTGAATCGAATGCCAGCCCGCTGTAAAAGAGTAAACCCTTCTGCCGGCATATCTAGGGCCCTACCCAATTTGAACGTGGCCTCTTGCAAATCCGTTCCCATAACTACAGCCAGGTTCGCCGCCGTCTTGATAACCTGCGGGAAAATATCACTCCCTATATTCTTGAACCTCAGCAGCAACGCCCCAGCCGAAACTACCGCGTCGTCTTGAAATTTTGTTGTTCTCTGCAACTCGGCAGCGAGGGCATTTATCTGACCCGTGGTAACTCCAGCCACGCCGCCCGTGGCTTTTAAAGCGTTTTCAAATAGGAGCGATGCTTCCTCAGCCTGCGAGAATGCTTTAACAGCAAGCCCCATAAAAGCCTCAATGGCAGTTCCGGCAATAGCCATTCCAGCAGCGATTTTTTTGCTGTTCTCAACCACGACATCGCCCAATTGGGAGACCCCTCCCGTAAACTTCTCGTAGGCCGCATGACCCTGCTGAGCAGAACTCTCCGCCGCTGCCCCCGTAGTTTTCAGGGCATCAGTAAATTTAGCGAGAGCTGCCTGACCCTGCTGTGTATCAGCCTTAATGCTGAAATTTAGAATGGTATCCATTACGATTGACCGCTACCGCTAAACATCTTCCCGATGATCTCAGCCATGTTTGCAGCCATGTGCTTGGCCTGGACATTCAGCTTCGCCTGGTCCAATTCCCGATGAGCGATCCTGAGCATCATGAATTCTTCCGGCATCATCTCTTCCTGACTCTGTCCAACCCCTAACTCCTGACAATCATGCAGCAAGATCGACTGCTCAATCAGGCCACCGTACACCTCGGAAGCCTCGATCAGTTCCTTCTGTGGGCCGTTGTACGGACTGAATGGGCACTCTCGGCAAGCAACCGGATATTTTTTCAGAATCTCGCAATGCCTGCCCGGGTGTTCCAGCCTGATGGCCTCTTGCTGCTTTCGATCTCCGAGAATGGTGAAGAGCTCTTCGAAGTCTGGCTCCCTGTCGCATTTAGCTCCGATTCCCTCGAAGTACGCGCGAAAGGCCAACGGCAGGCCTTCCGCGATCAGACGTTTTTTATTCGAACCCGCCTAAATGCTTCATCAATCGTGGCGCTCTTGAACCAGAAAGGAATTAGCCGGACCCACTCTTTCTGATTCTCCTCAGTGCAGATGGTCCCATTGACCACGGCGCCGGATACACTGAGAATCAAGGAGTCATAGAGCTTTTCGATAGCCTCGTAATCTTCCAAGGAGCGCCATTCCTGCTTTCGAATATTCATCTCGCCCAGCGAGGTTGCCTTCTCATACTTGGCCAGGTCTGCAGCGCTTTCTTTTTTCAGGGTATGATCGATTCCGATCTTGTAGGAGGCATTGCGTTCCACTGAATAGAGCGTGAAGCCAGTCTTGACAATTCGGTTCTTCGCCATGTCGAGACGAAAGACTTTTGGTTTTGCTTCTGACTCTTCCGCGTCCTCGATAATTATTCCCCCATACCCCTCGAGGACTGCACGCGATTTGAGATAATCATTGTCGGCAAGAAAAGCCTTCTGCATTTCAAGACTGGGGGGACCGTCTCCATTGTTTCCAGCAATCCCTCCCATCTTCAGAAAGTAGCGGTCGAAAAACGGCTTTGTGGCTTCCCGGCTTCCGGGTTCCATTCGGACCGTGGCTCGCCCGGTCGTGACGAACCTTCTGCCCAGAGCATTGAGCAAATCTTTCAGCTCGGATCCCAGATAAGGTGCCACGTGGAACAATACGACGAATTCTCCGCCATCCTGCTCGACCTTCAGAGGGAAGACAAGTTCCTGCGCCGTCAATTCATAGTGGGGAACGTCTTTGATGAGGGCGACGGCTGATTGGGGTTCAGACATAAAAGACCTCTCGTTTATTTTCTACGCAATTGCTCTCGTTACATCCCCCGCACTGAGGAACGTTACGGAAGTTTTCAGCAAAGTCCCGACCTGGCCCGATGATGGGTCAAAATTTTGGAGGATCGCCTGGAAAGTGTATTCAGGATTTGTCACGGACTTGGCCGCATTGACCGGTCTAAAAGCCACGGTGAATGGAGCAGCTCCGACAAGCGGGAACAGAGTTTGATGCACCTTGCTGGCCGCGAAGTCTTGCAGGAAGTCGATTTGCAATTGTGAATCGAGCAGGCCTGGCGTCTTCGCGTGCGCGCGATCTCCGAACTTGCTCGAATCCAGCATATCGGCGTTCTCGGTGAAGGTGCCTTGCGTGGCGTGATCGGAAAGATCTACGCCATTTATGACGACCATTCCGTTAACGAATGTAATAGGCGTTGTCATTGTGATTAACTCCCTTTTATACTTTTTAGCTTCCTACCGCTTGTCCGTCTTCTGTCCAGATAAAGGCTGGATTCCCATTCTCATCAATCAGCCTGAAATGAGTTCCGCAAGCGCAGCAAAACGTGCCTCCATAGAACTCCGGATCTCTGGCGTATGTTTCCGAAAGAGCCTGCCCCATGGTGGTAACCGTACCGCACGCTAAATGCTTGTAAGAATTGCGCAGCGGTCTCACGAACCCCTTAGCCCTTTCCTCATCGGACAGCACAAGGTAAGCCTCCTGCTGACCATCCGGTCTGATTTGCTTTAACTTTGGGTCATTCCGATCTAAGGTCAGGCTCATTTTTTTAGAAAATTCCCAACGCCGCAAGGAACGTGAAAGACGGCGAGGCGGCCAACGTCCATTTGAAGCGGAAAAATGTATCCGTGATGGGTCCGGCAGCGCGAAGGATGTTCGAGCCTACCGCTGTAATCTGTGGGAACGTGAGCCGCGTTGTTGGGCTCGTAAAGGCGCCAGTGGTATAGCTTTCAATAACCAAGTCCAGCGTCCCCGTAGCCGACAAAACATGGACAATTCCATAGAGATACTGAGTCGCAGAGACGGCGCCAACAGCGGTTGTACCGGCACTATTCCCGGTCGCTGTCCTAGCGACGGCCCCCAATTCCTCGACCTTGCCATTGATGATCTGCCAGCCGCTGGTTTGCCCAGACGCTTCGAACCCAATCAACCCGCCTTGAGGAGCTCCCCATTTGTACATGCCAAGGGCAGCCTTGAAAAAAAGAGCTGGATTGGCATAGACCAGGCCTTCAGGGATGATCGTCATGGGCAGATCTATTTGACCAACGCGCGCCTGGATTAATTCATCATTGAGCCCGGTCCCGAACTGCGAGAAGCCTTTCAGATCCCACTGCGCGGTATACATTCCCGGCAGGCGCACTTTTGAACTTGCTCCAAATTGTGTGCCATCGTTTATGTCGACACTCTGAGTGAGTGAAATACTGTTCAGATCGCCCGAAAGGTTGAATTGAGCCAAGAAAACTTTGGCATCACGGTAATGAATTGGAAAGCCCATGGTCTGAATCTCCTTTGGAACCTAGAAATTAGTGCCTCGTTATTTCCTCTTTTACGAATCCGCAATCCTTACACATCCAGCGCGGGCTACCCATCACGCTCACGTCTGCTCGATTCGAATGCTGGCAGCCTTGATCTTTCTGAGCTTCCTGCTTCGGCTCATGAAACTCGATCCGGCTCAAGCTACCATTAAGATGAAAGTCCATCGCTTTGATCCGCGGGCAGGTCCCCTGATGGATGGTTCCGCACCAATTGCAGACTGGCTTACCTAGTACGCCTTCGGTTGTTCGTTCCATCAGCTTAGCCTCTTCATGACCTGATAATTGACCGCGATGTACACCCTTTCGTTCTCGTCTCTGCGCATCAGAAACGGAGATTGCAAAGCCTCAATCCAAAGATAACCGGTCCCACTCATCGTCACGTTCCCAAGCCCATCGAGGGCTTTCCAGATCGCATCGGCCTGAGTTCTCGGAGTCTGATAGTCCTGCTTGATGCCACGACAAACGATCTGCACTCTTGGCTTTTCCTCGACTGCTGCGCCCGGTGTAGGACTGAAGGTCTTTTCACTCGGCAGCCCAGCGTACTCGAAGACGGCGGTGCAGGCGTCGGGTTGGTCCGGGAGGGTCCCCTTAAAGATCGTTGTCCCGACCGTCCCGAGTCCCTGAGTTTGCAAATACAGTGCAAGTTCATCTAAAAGCATTCCTCATCCCATCGTTGTATCAATCGCCGTCTGCAAGGCCTTCGAGAGGTTCTCGTCGAGCTGTGGCAGAGCTGCATTCAACGGAGTTTCCAAATATTTACTGACGCCATGCGGATGATGCGCGTTCAGATCCTCATGAACTATCACGGCATAATCAACAGATGGCCCGCCATAGCTCATGGTTACCTCTGCAACATTCCCGTTGACGCTCGGCTGCTGCACATGGCCGGAGCTCCTCAAAGCCCCAGTATCAACAGGAACGTATTCCTTGCTGACCGCCATGACCTTTTCAGCCTCTTGAAAGAGAGCCTTGCTCAACTCGAAGTTAGCTCGATCTCCAAGCTTGCTGAGCTTCTGCAAGGTTTCATTCAAATTCGTGAACCCAAACTCGATGAACTTAGGCATATAGTTTCGTGTGGTGGATCCCCTCGTCGTCGGTGACTCGATCGACCCTCAATATCGGTGGAGTCTGCGGACTGAACGCGCTTGGCAACGTCAATTTGTCCTTCGGAGAAATCGCAGCATCCGTGCCGATCCAGATGCTCGTATTAGAAACCCTCTCTTGTCCGTCAGCCGCTCGAATCATCTTCACCGTGTTAACGATCCTCGCCGGGTAATCAATCCCAGTTCCATAGGCCGCTGCTCCATAGCCATCCTGAGAAGCATAAGGAGCGATATTGACAACGTGAGCAAAAAACTCTGTGAAGTCATCCTCAAAAGCCATGGCATTATCAATCCTCGGTCATCTGCGCGCTGGAATCAACTGCTCCCTCGTTGTCCATCATGTCCCGCCCGAAGAATGGCTTGACCTTGCTGTCATCCTGCTCCTGAGCCTGCTTCTCAGCGATCACGATCCCGCCGGCAGACGGAGTGACAAAGATAGAATTGCGATTCCTCAATCTCCCCGCCGTCTTGGCATAAGCCTCCGCCCTCTGTGAGAGGCTAATCCGTAGGTCTCCGACTTGCTTGTCCGCATCCTTCGCAAAACGAGCGGCAAGGTGCTCGCACATCAAAGCCGCGGCATCTCTGACGGTCCCTTCCTGACTCAAAGCGAACATAATCTCTTCATCCTGAACAAGCCAATTATTGCGACTCCCAGGGTCGGTATCCCCTATATGGAATCTGACCTTATCTTTGCTCTGGGTCAGCGCGTGATCATAGCTCCAGGTCATTGTTCGGTCACCGGATACACATCCCAATAGTCTGCAGGACCATTTGGGAGAAAATAGTCTTTCCCGGAATCCGTTATCTTCCAACGCGCGCGATAAGGGCTCAAAGATGCCTTCAGATCGGTTTGGTCAGGGAAGAATTTCACCTTGCCGGTCAAGGCATCGGCCGCCTGAAGCTTTCCGGAGACATCTACGAGAGTCTTATCATTGCCAGCCAGAATTAGGGTGAAATCTCTTCCCACAAGATTCAAAACGATATCGGCACTACTCACCGGATCTATCGCCACGAGCTGAAACTCAAGTGGATCCGTCCAGCCCTCAACTACTTCTACCAATGGCGTAAAGTTTGGCATCCCTTTTTTTACCCTATCAATTTCGCTTTTGTTCTTCGCACCAGGCTTATCACTCGAGTGCGCACAATCTCAAAATGGGCTTGAGAAAGAAGTGTTATCAGTGTTCCGAATAAAGTGACAACACCGTCCAGCGCAATATTAACCATCCGCCTAATTTGTACGGTACCTGCAAGTGAGACCGACCCGTCAAAACTCTTGCCGATGCGATTAGCAAGAATCCCGGAATAATTGATAGCTCCCGACTTGATAGCCGAAACATATTTCACGATCGCACCAGACGCTGTTACAACTCCAACAAGAACGATCAGCTTTAGGCCCGAGATCGAAGAGAGTACGATGTTTCCGATCGGCTGAAGAACTCCGCTTGAAATTCTCGTAGGTATTTTGACTATGGATCCAGCCAAATTGACGAGTCCGGCTGTGAGCTTATTGCAAAGCATGGCAGCCGATCCTGAAGCCGTCACGGTCCCCACCATGGTCTTGCTCGCCATGGTCTGAACCGAAGCGATAGACGCGATAGTTCCGCCCCAGATCCGCTTCGCCATCTTTGCCAATGTTCCGACAGAAGAAATCCCGCCACTCAGTGTGATCGTGAAAAGATTGGTAAGTTTGCTTGAGGACAATGCGCCGGAAGAGGTGACCGTGCCAGCAAAGCCCTTGAGCGACTTAGAGATTCGTGCTCCAGCAGGAGTAACAGCCCCGGAGATATTCCGGATCGCCTTCTTGATGAGCGCGCCTGAACTATTGACCGCTGCAAAAATAGCCTTGACCGGCTGTCTGATTATGGCACCGGAGGAAGTGACCGTCCCCTGATAGCTGCGCTTGGCAATAGCAAAATTACTTGAGAGTCCGCTCGATGTGTTCGTGCCTGCAAATCCCTTAGAAACGCGCTTGATGATGGCCGCTGCCGGCGTCAGGACCCCGCCGATAGATTTGACGCTGACCTTTAATTGAGTCAGTGCCGAATAGAGCCCGCCTGCAATCGTAACGCTGATCTCGGATGAGAAACCTGATTCACCAGACCCGTTATAGGCAGTGATGGCTATGAAGTAGGGATTGTTCGGCAGATTAGTAATTCGGTATTGCAAGACATTGCCGACATCAATCGGCGAGCCGTCATAGATGTAGAGGCCTGTCGCCGTGCCAATGTAAAATTTGTAACCTGTAGCCCCGGAAACTGCATCCCATGCAATCGTCGTTGCTCCAGCACTGAAGACCCCGGAAAGTAGCTTTGAGAAACTTCGACCAGCTATTCCAGAAGATGTGACCGTACCGCTCCTGATAATCACGGGCTTCCTGATGAGCAGGCCGGACGAGGTGACGGTCCCAGCTATTGTAAAGAAAGACTTGAAGGCTGTAAGCGTTGCGCTCGGGGTGACCGTTCCAGCGAAATTTCTGAAAGCTTTCTTAATCAAGGCGCCGGAAGACGTGACTGTCCCGGAAAATCCCCTTAAAACTTTCTCGGCCAAGGCTCCAGAGGAGGTGACCGTTCCAGCGAATGCACGAACCTTCACTGCTAGATTTGCCATTGCCCCGGAGGGGGAGACGGTGCCAGAAAATATTCGGCCCGTCATTGCCTTGAGAATCGCTCCCGTAGTAGTCTCGGATCCGAAATAATTAGAGAATATTTTCCTTGCCAGTGCTCCACTAGGAGAAACCGAGCCTGGATAGATTCGTTGAGACTGTAAGGCCGTTGTCCCAGAAGAAGATATCGAGCCCGTCAAGGTCTGCGTATAGACAACCGGAAGCACATTGTTTGGAGTTACCGGTTGAGGCCGTGTGCGCCGTTGCTGGAATCCCATGTCAGCCTATTCTCAAAGCACGTTTGCCCCAAAAAATACTTGGGGGATGTTGAATTGATCCGCCAAAGACTTCAGGATAGCCCGGAGCGTGCTAGCCCCTGTCAATCCGCTGGTATCGAAATTCAAGCTCTGTGCTGCTGCAATCATGTTATTTCTAACGCCGACAGCAAGTTGATTGAACTGAGTGCTCAAGGTAACTCCGGCAGTGAAGATTCTTCCGAATCCAAGTCCCTGCAGCCGCTGATGAAACTGAAATACCAGACAGACAACTCGCAGCACCTGTCGATATGTGTGAGTTGAGAGAATCCAATTCGAAGGAATATTAAGAGCATCGAGGGCATTTGTAACAGCTGTCAACGGCCCGGCCCCAATAGCCTGAGTAATGTCGGCGGGAAGCGCCGTCACGTCGGCGTGAGCGGTCAAGGTTGCATGGAGAGCAGCATCAGCCTCTACGGCGCATAGACAGATAGGCTCGTCTCCATAATCCATCATTCCCCAAGTGGCTACTCCGAAATCAGCCACATATTTAGGCTGCCGAGCAGAAGCCGCAATCGGTATGGGAATAATCGCTATCGGCATGAGATAGATTCGCATCGTTAGTTCGTAACCTCTGGATCATATTGAGCAACTTGAATTCCGTTGCCAGCGTTCGAGATGCTGAAGCCTGCCCAGAAATCCAGAGTTTGCGAGAGTGTTCCATCGAAAGCTGTTCCCAGAGCTGGAGCCGTAGCAGGCACAGGAAATGCTCCAGGACAATTGACAGCGTCCACCTGTCCAGCCGTCAAAGTGAACATCACGCCCGTCAATACTCCTTGCCCCATGAGCTTAGCCACAGCCCCGGCAACGGTAGTGTTGGCAAGTTGGCAAGTTAGACCTACAACTAACCTGATTGGTAACAGCGTGTGAGCCGTAGCGTTAAGCTGGATTGCACCTGATGTCCAAACAGCAATGCTTCCCAACATTACCTGGAACGTGACCGTGCCCGGCGTCGTGGCAATATTGCTTAATCCAGCGTCGATCGTAATTCTTAACTTTTGTCCTATCTGGAAGAAATTTGGCGCGAACGTGTAAAGGTCTTGTTGGTTAATGACACTCTTAGCCGCCGTATATGTATTGTAGAGCGCTCCAGCAGCTCTTTGTCCACTTACAAGCTGAACCCAAGATTGAGATGGCATATTTTCTAAAACCTCGATAAATTTGAACTTCCTGGCTTGAACGGGAAAGGCCGATACTTCATAGCCGGCATAAAGAATGGTAGAGCTGCTACCAGGTTTCCTCCCTGCCAATCATCTCCAGTTATTAAGTGTGTGTTGCTGTTACACCATATTCCAGGCAATCCGCTAGATATACTAGAATCCGTTACTGTATAACCTCCGCCAAGAGCCACGCCGTTTTTCATGCCACGAAGGGTTGTTCCTTCTACCTCTATCTCGATCCTGTCTCCATTTGCCCAACTGACAGAAGTATCAGTTTTTAGCGTGGTACTTGTGCCAACTACTACCTTGACCAAATATGTCTGCTGTGGTGCGGTATCGGTAAACGCTAGTAGATAATAACTTCTGGAGGCATTAGTACCAGCCCCAACCCGTACCATTGCTCCGACCCAATCATTTGTAGTCGCAATTCCACCTACAACAACGCTGGCATACTGGTCATCAATAAATGATCCGGCGCCAATCCATCGAGATGCGGCGCCTTCACCCGATCCCCCTCCGACTTTGTTAGATGTTATGGAGACTGTTCCCCAAGTTGGATCTATATCCGCCCAATTAGCTCCTAGAGCGCCGTCTGCTCTATTGAAATCGTCGCTGGCTATCAGAACTCGCGCAGCCATTCATTCAGTTCCCAATCACACGAACGTTGGTCGGAGCTGTCGGGATTGAACTTTGAACCGTTGAACGCGGCACAATGCCCCATTGCGGGGTGTCGTCGAAGCCACTACCCTCAACCGTTGCGCTTCCTGGTGCCCCATAAAAATTAGTTGCTCCAATTAAGCGCGCCCACGCAGCAGATGCTCCAGCCGCTCCATGATCCACCGCGTAGGCAATGGCGGGCATCAGATTGCCCCAGTAACCTTGCGTGGCTATGCCCGGATCGCTGCCAGAACTTCCCTTTAGAATGTTGTCGAATACTGGACTTGGAGGAATAGTTCCATTTGCCTTGCTTGCATTCCAGACCTGTAGCCAGGTTGGATAAAAAGTTAATGGGTCCCCACCGCCAGCGGAGTCTGAAATCTTGGCATTGTAAGCACTGGCATAATTGAAAAAGAATCCTGTTGCATCTCCCAATATACCGACAGGCCACTTGTCCAGAAACGTTCGGACATCGTTATAAACCGTCATGTTCGCGAGAGGTTCAAGGTCTGAGCCCATACCTACAGACTGATCAAAGAAGTGTTGCTGCCACGGAGCTATCGTTCCATCCCCATACGGGAAACCATATTCATAGACATCTCCCAGACCTGGAGCTGTGAGTGAGTTTTTAACAGTTTGCCAAAAAGTCATGTTATTGGCTAGGAGCGTTTGATACTCAGTTCCGATAGGATCGCCAGCCGGGAATATCCCATCATATTGTGAGAGTGTCCGAAGATTCCAGGCCGTCCCGCGCGTTTCTCCAGTTAGAAGACAACTCACTCCGTTGCCTCTTCCGCCAACACCATTCAGTAGCATCAGCGACATGGCTGTGTTGAAAAGCATCGTCTCATAGTGCCAATAGTCACCGCTGACCAAGTAAGCGGTGTAGCCCTCAGACGGGTAATGATTCATCTCCCACGTTAACGGACCAGCTACCCAGCCATAAGCGTTTAACGGGGTAGGATTGTCAGAAGGCTTAACAACAAGCTGAGTGGAAGAGTTTCTCCAAACGATTCCGTAACTATTCAGATGTGAGGAATTAGCCAAACAGGATCTAAACGCTCTAGCGTCTGTGCTCGTAATGTAAAGAGCATCCCACTGAGGAAGCAATCCTATCCCTGGCTGATAACCAGCATTCCCCATTGTGGCCTCCAGACTTCCGTTTGACATGGGGGTGTAAACCTGCAAGAGGCCGTTCAGGTTACTTGGATTTCGCTTCCAGTAATTCGGAACAAGCTTCGTATCGATCAGATATTGCGTGACGTGTTTTGGAGTTACCGCAGGGTTTCCTCCGATCCATCCCTCAGAGCTGTATCGCGTATTTGCATAATGATTCAGCGTCGCGCCGCCATTGTTGTAGACCGTCGTTCCCCCAATGATGATCGTGGGAATATAGGATTTTCCTACCGACACGCCCACATAACCGTTCTCGACGATGGCTCGAACCCAGATCCGGCCAGCCTTATAAAGACGAACGTGGAACCAGACATTAAGCGAAGTGTCGCTCCCAACATTCGATCGGTAGTGACACTCCACCATCTCAGGACCGGTGATCCAAGTCCTGAAGGGAGCGGCAAGCAAAGAAGAGAGATTAACCGTTCCTATCGCCCCAAGTTGCACACTGGCCGAGGGAGCAGCCGCCGTAATATTGGCAGAAGTAAGACCCGCGGGGACGCTTGCGGAAGAGGTTAAGACGTTAACAGTTTTGGGGGTATTCGCCGTCAGCGCCACCTGTCCAGAGGCAATGGCATGCTTGACACTCCCATCGTTCCACCTGCGCTTAATGATGACCTGTTGATCGGTGATATCCAGAACGGCGTTGCTAGGGAAATCGCCTTTCTTAAAGACTAGCCCAACCATGAACGGAAGAGTTCCCGTATTCGTCGATGTAACCTGGAAAGAAGTCGGAAACTCCGTCCGTAAAACGAACGCATCGGCATCGACTGAACCGTAAACAACAAATACTCCAGTAGCTGGAGAGAAACTGAATCGGCCCATCGTGCCGTTGCTCAAAGCGGCTGGTCCGCCTGTAAAGGTCTGAGTCGTCCAGGATGAAGTTGTCCAGTTGTAGGCGTAGACGCTGTTTCCTCCAGGCCATCCAACAAGATGTCCGGTTATAGAATCCCAATCAAAACCTGGATAGCCTGCACCAACCAAACTACCGGCTCCTGTCTGAGGTAGGGTTTGTATGACATAAGAGCTTCCAGGCGCAATGTCGTACCATGACCAGGTCAGATTCCCACCGACAATCACGAACCTCTTCAGGACCGGATCGATTGCCGCCGCACAGTGGTAGTCGATGGCCGCACTGGCATTGTTCGTCAGTCGCGTGTAGGCGTTTGTGCTGGCGTTGTAGGAAAACAGGTTGTAGTTGTCGTGGAGGAACACCAGGCCTGTGTTGGGGTCATAGGCAGAGACGATGCCGTAATCTCCGTTTGGAATCGTGCCGGTTGCGTTGGTGCGATCTTCCCAAAGATTCGTGGCGAAATTGAAAAGCCACGTACCGCGAGAAGCAAATCCTAATTGGGCTAATGACCCTCCATAAACAAACATCTTATCGATGTTCGCCATATAAGAGATACCATCGTAAGTGTGCCGACTATTAGGCTGAGTTCCTCCAGCAATCGCTTCTGGATTCTGCCCGCTCGGAGCCACTGGTAAGCCTGGATTGGTGATTCGAGTTGTGGTTAGAGTACTCAGATTGACCGCGTAGATTTCATTGCCGAAATAATCGCCATGTCCGCCGCCCCAAACAATCAGACGATTCCGAAGCGTGTCCATTACTCCACTGTTCCACGCAATCGTCACACCGGGGCAACCGTCAATTCCCTGAACAGTTGGATCGGTTGAGCAGACAGGCCGGATCTTGCTGTTCGGGATGTCATACCAGCCCAAAGTAGAAGGAATCTGAGCAAACGAGTAGGAACTGACCAGCAGGTTAAGCAGCAGGAGGAATGTTTTTTTCATCGATCAATTCCCAACCCTTTTCAGTGAGGCGATATTTCTTCCCGTGCGGCAACTCCATGATGCTCCCTGGCGCATGAAATGTTTCGCCAGGTTTATCAGTGGGAGTGTGCTGTATGATGGGTTCTTCAGCCATCATTAACCACCAGAGTTGAAAGTCCCAAGATAGGTTGATTGTAAAGAATCTCCCGACGCCAGGTTCACAGCGGAGAACACACTGCGATCGAAGAGTACTCCGGACCCAGAAGTCGATACGCTCATGAGCCCATGCTCCGTAATGGCTACGCCGGCATCAACTGCATTGGTCCCGATCGATTGATAGATGTTTGAGGATGTTTCAGACGTGGTCCCGGTCGCCCGTGTGTTGTCTGGGTTGTACTGAGTGGTCAACTCGGTCTGGAGGGCTGAGTCGGAGGCGTTTTCAGCATTGGTACCGGTCCCTATGCCGTGGAACTTCATGATCTCTAGTTCCACAAGATTTTCGAAGGCATCAACGATGAAGCCGACACCGTTGGTCGTGATCAAGCGGAGAGACGCAAGACCGAGATCATCGACTTGGCCGGCGGATATCTTTTTGAGGTACAGCTCTCCATAAAAGTGTGGGATACCGACAAATTCCGCCAAGGCAATTTTGAAGAATGCCCGTTTGAGATTCACCAGATTCCGAAAGCGCCAGGCATTGAGGCTTCGGTCAACTCCAGCTTTTGGGATGCCGAAATATTTTACCTTCTGCCAAACGGTGACGGCCTTCGGAAGTTCCGGAACAGCTCGGATTACCTTATTGATTACCTTGCTGTCGACACGACTGTTTCCAAAAGATCCAATTTCCATTCGCTCAACTTCTCTTGCTGTGAGTTCTAACATTCCCCACTCCTTAACTTTCGAAGATTGAAAGAAAAATGAATGCCTTTCTATTTCGTCTTAGCTGTTGCCTCCGCATCCTCAACAATCTCATAGGGAGGAGTCACAGCTGCCCCCCTTTGCGCTTTTGAAAGCGTCGTCTCGAGGACTGAATCAGCCGCCTTCTGGAGAACCGCCGTCAACTCTGCTTGAATCTCTGGAGAGATGGCATGTTCGGTATAACCGACATCGGCCCCTTTCCCTTCCATCCGCGGGACTGTGACGGTGAGCGAATAAGCCAGGGTCCCATCGCTTCTCAATGCGGCCTTCGAGGTAAACTCAAAATTGATTTCAACCGTGCGTTTCATAACGTTCAGTTCTCCTTGTTATCGATAAATCGGGAGCATCTCAACCTTGAAGGTGAAGGAAACGTTGACTGTGCCAGCATCGACGATCACCCACTTCACCCGCCAGTTTGGCCCGACAACCCCCTGGTTAACTCCGGCGGCCATTGCAGCATCTTGAATCGCTCCAAGCTCTCGTTCTGGCGTCAGATCCCGATGCCACTTGGCAACAAAAGTTTTAGCGCCGCCATTACCTAAGACTTGCGTGAAGTGGATGAAGTCATCATAGGTGGCACCGGCATCAATGCTGTTTTGAACGTACACGTCGAGCGTGTCTCCGGCGTCCGTGGCAGCGACCGAAACCGTCAGGACCAGGATTGCTCCCAGCGTCCGTTCCGGCTTGAATCCGGTCGTATTGCTCTGATTCAGATCGCCACTGTTGCCGCTTGCGACTCGTGCAGCGGAGGAGACTAACGTAAACACAGGTGGACCTCTTTAGACGTCGCAGTAATGAATGTACGCAAACCCAACGAGACCAGCAGCAGCACCCGAAGCTTTCGAAGCTGTGACCCACTTACCAGAAGCTAGCTTTACAACGCTGACTCCGCTTGCACCCTTGTTCGTGATATTGTCGAAGACACCGATGGCTGTTCCAACGTCAACACCGGTCAACAGGTTATTTGCAGAAGTTGCAGCGCTTGTTGCCGTCGACCCGATATCCAGAGTGCAGGCACCCGTGCTCTTCGTGGTCACATCGATCACGATGCGGCTGATGAGGATCGATCCTGTTTCCGGATTCGCCCATGCCAGAACGCCTCCGCCCGTATCCAGAGCCGTCAGAGCCACCTTGGCAACTTTGACCATCCTGTTTCCGCCCCCCATCAGGAGCCGGCCTACCAGAGCAGAACCTCTAGTTAGTCTCTGCATTTTTCTTTCTCCGTGAGTGCTTAGAATCTCGCTCTTCGCTTCCTGTCTTTCCAGAAGCTAGAACGGGTTCGAGATACCGCTGTTCAATCAACTGGCGCCCAAGGCGGAAGTCTTCAGAATCAAGCTTGGTGCCACGGGCTATTGGACCCTGGGGCCCATCGAATTCCTTTCGAACGACGCAGAGCATTTTAGGCCTCCCGTAAGGCTTCTTGGATATGGGACGCCGTGGCTTCACCAATGCCCGGAACATCCAACAACTTGTCTTGATCGCGCAGCTTCCGAACTTTGGCATAGGTATTGTGGCCAGCTTCCTCGAGCGCAGCCTTGCCCGGAAATCCATCTTGGAGCTGTCCAGTATGCCTGGCGTGACTTACTTCTTCGGCTTGTGGTTCGATCACTACCGGAGAGGACTGAGGGGAAAACATGCCCTGATCGTCGAAATGTTCTCGGATGGTCTGTGAAAGCTGGGTGAGATCGAGCACCCGCAGATGATCCTTTCCCTTGACCTTGACCGTAGAGATAGGAACCCCATTGGCCGCACAGTAGTCTCTGATTTCTTTCTCTGTCATAAAGTACCTCGAAAAACTAAGGATGATTGATCAGTCCAACTTCCTTATGCGACGGCTCCGGAAAAGAAGTACCCAAGGTCGGTCGCCACAGCCTTGTTATCAAACGCAAGCTGACCTTCGATTCGATCTGCCTTCAACTGCTCCATGCGGAAACGGGAAATTCCGATATTGGTCCCAAGCCCGCCGCTTACTCCAGTCCATGTGAAGATGTAGCCAGCCGAGGGAGCCAGCAATCCAGGGCTTGGATTTGAGTAACAGAGCAAAGCGTTCTTGCCGTGAGTGAAGGAATAGGCTGCGGTCTCACCCTCGACGTTGGTTGCCTTCACGGCCTTGGCCACGAGGACCCGATCGACTCCAAAAAGGCTGGCCAATAGTTGTTCGGTCACAACATTGGCGGTGGTATATTTGAACCGGTCGACGATGTCCGGATGATGCTTTAACTTGCGGAAGACCTGATAACCGAGCAGGAGCGTATTCGGCATAAAGCCAGTAGTGCTCAGGATTGTCTGCTTGCCGAGCTCGATGTCATCGATGGGATCCGATGCGGTATAGTCAGACCAGAGATTAGCCGGGGTGGCATCGGTCGCCCAGATGCTTGTCGCAAAGAAGTCAGCGACCCATTGAATCTCGCGACGTAGAAGCAACCGCTGCGTAAGAAACAGCGTGGCATCCCGATCTGGATCAAGCGGAGAGTCCGTATTACCGCGAACCTGATCCCCGACGTCTTTATGGATAGCAAAGACATCTGAAAAATAGCTAGCGGTCGAAAGTCCGTACCCGGAGCCGGCAGATTCAGTCGAGTCCGCGCGGGCGCGCGCTTCATCCCTGAACCAATCATTCTTCGTATAGATAAAGTATTTGTTGCTCTGTTTATCAACGGGAATGACTGGAAAAACCTGGTCGGCGACGTAATCCGCCTGTACATAGGCGACGCTAATGTTCGTGAGCAACGCGTCAATATGGACATCGGACTGCGTAGGCTGTGATTTGCGAATGACAATTGGTTTGGGCATGGAAACCTAAAACCTCCTGAATTGGTTTTAGGATTCCGGTCCCGTGGACTCAGATCTCGGCAGGCAATAAATTAGTGCGGTGCTTCCTAGACCGTCGCAGACCTCAATTCTTTTGGAACAACGGCCCTTTCGAAATTGGGTTCTTGAAGCGAGCTGGTCTCAACAATGACAAGACGTTTGCAGCGACACTTGATTTCTATTTTGCACCCCTCGCCTGATACCTTGCAGAGCAGCTTGCCACACATTTGACACCGAACTTCTTTGTAAACGTCCACTAAGCGCCTCGATGCGGGTTGTAGCATTGAATCAGCGCGGATATCAAACCTGCGGCGACAGTATTGTCATCGATCACCTGGCCCAAGACATACTTTGTCGTGTCGGTGCCGGCCACCACAACAGAGGCCTGACCATCAGAAGAACATCCGATCATATCGGCCTTGGCAAGGTTCACATCGCCTTGTATCTTCGATATGCCAGCCACCATGATCTCGGCTGCCTGTCCTGATGTTGGTTTGTTCTGAAGAACACCGCAAGGAATGTCCGTCGCAGCGGCGATATCAACAGCCTGACCGCTGGTGTTCAGTTTGACGAATTTATACTGTGAGCTGGAAAGATCGCCACCGGCCGGAAGAGTGATTTTGAATCCTGGTTGCTCGAAAGCCATTGTCGAAACCTCCATCGTTGTTTCGGGGTTCCGAGCTCAAGGCTTCCGACCTCCAGAATTATTTATACTGGAGAGCTAATTGTTCAGTTGGCGCGTCGCACGACCTCTTTGCGATAACTCTCGTAAAGACTGGGGTCCTCTTTGGCGATTTTCGAAATCCCTTCTATGATTGTTTTGACAACGCCTTTGGAAACCAGTTCTGCCGCACGAGCATTGATCTGGCCTTCAGCGGAATCGGAATCCGCAATGTTTCCGCTTCCCGTGGCGCCCATCTCGGAGAAGACCTTGCCGCTCTTGGCAATCTCATCCGCAGCCTTGAGCAGCTTCTCAAGCTCTGCAGTCTCTTCCTTCGAGAGCTTACTATTGACAGCCTGCAGGATCTTTCCCTTGGCCGCAGCTTCACCTGGCAGATAGGAGAATTCCTTCTCCGCTTTCTTAGTGAACTCTGACAGCTCCCTGGCTTCGCGCTCAGACTTGGCAATCCGCTCGGCTTCGGCGGTCTTGGTCTGCATCTCTTCGAACTGTTTCTTGACCGCTGGGTTGACGCCCTTCCAGATGTCTTCTGGCTCTTCCTTCTTTGTAGCGGTTTCGAGCCTCTTGCTCAATTCCGCTTGAGCCACTATGGAATCCTTCAATTCTTTCTCAATACCTTCCACATAAGCTTTGGCTTCGGGAGTCAGATCTTCTTTCTTGAATTCAGGCATCTTAGATTTCTCCTTTTTCTTTTGCATATTGCCCCCCGTAGCCATCAGGCTGAGCGAGGCTCCACATTCTCCGCAAAAATTCGGTATCTGATATTCTCCGTCCTGATACATGCTCTGCAAAGGCGTTTCGCAGTTCGGGCAGGCAAAGTCAATTCCCTTCTCGACCGGCTGACCTTTTGTCTTCATATCCTGCCAACGTATAAATCGTCCTATTGGATGTCCGTTTTTGTCGATTACTACCGACTTGCCTTGGATTTCCGCTACGCGAACAGATTCTGATCCGCCTTCTTCAGCCCTTTTGTACAGCAGCACTGTCGCCCCTGGATTGGCAGGTGAATCGACGAGTGCAACTTCAGCAAGCTTCAGATTGATGAGTTTCCTTGCCATTATGGTGTCACATTGTCAAATGTCGAAGTATTGAGCTTAGTATTGTCGTGCGCCGTCACCGCCAAACCTAGGAAAACATTTGGAACCATTACTATGGTGCTGGACGAAACGAGCTTCCAGGTAATCCCATCAGCGGAATGGTAGCCAGTAAGAACGTTTCCAGACCGTACAATCTTCACCCAATATGGAGCTGTCAACGTTGTTCCAACGATGTAACTGCTGGGGTCCCCAGTCTTAGGGCGGATCTGAAAATTGGCTCCGTTAGGTGCAACATACATAATAGCGTTACTGGAATATGGCGCCAGCGTCTCTCGAATCATCACTCCGGCCTTAGCCCAGACGTTAGTATTCTGCACACTCGCGACTCGTGCGATAAGCTGGCCGTCTCCATTTAGCGGTCGATAGAGAAAATGGAAGGCGTCGGCTGCTCCCCAGATATCTGCACCTGATCCGGCTACGGTCAAGGTAGAAGTTCCAAAGTCGGCACTTCCAGAGATGCCAACATTCCCAATGTCTGAATGTGTCCAAGCAGGTGGAGGTAGCGGTGGGGGTGGCGGAGTAACCGGTTGAATAGCTGAGATCGTAACCGAAACAGTTAACTGACCTGGCACAGTTGGCGCCGTGCCGGAAGATATGTCTTGGACCAGAACAGTCACCACATTGGAATAGGGCGACTTATTCCCATCCGTATCGACTGCCAACACTCGGTAGGAATAAGAAGTCCCCACGATAACAGTAGAATCAATGTAGGAAGTAGCAGGAGCAGTGCCTATCTTAGCGAATCCTGCGCAATTGACTCCAGAACATCTCTCAATCTCATATCCAACAACTCCAACATCATCGGTTGAGGCTCCCCATGCCAAATTAACGACTGCTCCAGGAAGAATCGCTGCTAACAGATTCGCTTTATTATCCATCAGGCAGCCTCCCGACTTTCAGCTTGGCCACCGATTGAGAACGCGGGATACTCGCCCTTCTTGATCGATTCCCAGACAGCATCATCACTCACTTTGAAGGCTCCCCACCAGCCCACCTTGCCAAGATCGATTCCAAGAACTTTCTGCTTTTCTTTCGTGAACATCATGCTCTCAACCAAGTCACCGATGCCGATGTTCTTGTGCATCTCACTGGCAACCCGGGCGTTCAACACGAAGTCATAAGCAGCCTTTTCAAGCTCAACCTCATCGATCACATCTCCCTGCGAATCCACTACAGGTTGGCCATTCTCCTCGATCACTGAGAACCATCCGAAGACGAGCCGCTGATCAGGATCTACCTTGACGATCGCGCTTTTGGTGTTGAGCTTCATTCTGAGGTATTCATACTTCTTATGAATTGGAGAGAGATGATAACTAAAACTGATTCCACTTTCGACCTTCACTGTTAATGCGGAGTTTTGTCAAGAAGTATTTTTTAGAGACCTCCTCCAAAGTGTTTATCAAGAGTCTGTTTTATTTCTGCGGGTATCATGCCCTTGAACGGACTCATACCCTCGTATGACACTAAATTCTCCACATCAAACGTTGCCTCGTAGTTAAGATCTTTCTCAGTCGGTGTCTGTCGAAAACTATTCCCATTCATGAAAGTAAACTCGACGACACCGCACTGAGCCGGATAGCTGCAAAGCACTTTCTTCTTGTACCGGAAAATGACTTTCATATTTCCAGCTCCGCAACCTCGACTCTCACGCTGTCCCCTTCGGCGGTGTAAAGGCAATAATAAATCCAATTTTCTGAGACATCTTGTTCCTCAACGTCGCATGGTCGTGCTTCTTGGTCCCTGATAAAGTTCTGGCAGTAGACAATGGCGGCCTCCGCGGTGGTGAACAGCTTGATATCATCATCAGTATGACGGTTGCAGCAGACGGCGATATAGATTTTCATTTTTTTGAGGAGTCATGGGACAACTTCACTTGGAACATCCGGAATGGCGTCCATCCCCTTGATGATGTCTTCTGCGGTACATCCTTTTTCCTTCAGCACGGTCAATGCTGCTGTGATTTCTGGATCCACGGGTTCGTCCGGTTTCTCATTTTCCACAGCAATGGCTGCGAGGAATTGGTCTAAGGTAACCTGGAGAGCTTGAGCCAGGGCATCGGTTTGATTAGAGGTTAAAGGGGGGTTCAGATCCTGACCTATGTAATAGCTAAACGTGGTCAATTTGTCTTCGTACATTTCCCCTTCACTTTCCGAAATCAGCCACTATCGCGCAACGGCAACTGGGATGGATCGGCGGCGTCAGGCTGGTGTAGATCTCCGCGATCTGCTCCTGCGCATTCCTCCGGTAGCCGGTGAAACTACCTTCAAGGCTGACTATCTGGCCGTCCATCTCGATACAAATATCACAGGTCCGATCATCTTCAGTCGTGAGCCAGACCTTCTTGAACGAAGAGTCGAGCAGGCCTGCGTCCCGAGCCTGGCGCCAGAGCTCCTGTTGTCCCATATTGCTAGCACGAAGTGTTTCTGTCCTGGCAATATTCTTTGCCCGATAGTTCAGTAGTTGCCTGGCATACCGCGCCGCGCGAGCGATTACCTTCTCTTGCTTGACCCCGGCGGCAATCTGTCCCTTCCGATAATTGTCCACCGCGGCCGCTAGCCGATCCGTCAACCCAATCTGGTCTCGGATCAGTCGCGCCGAAACATACGGATGCATTCCTTCTTCGAATGCGCGAGTGATGATGTTTCGAATGGCAAGCTGCGTCTCATCCGACACCTGAGTCACGAGAGTCGCAGATTCGTTCCGAGCCCACTCGATCGCGCGAGGGTTCACGATGTCGAATCGCAAAGCCGTTGCTGATGGCAATAGGTCCTCACTAGCGATCCCGGATTGCTCCATCGTATCGCGCAACACGCGCGTGACTTCGGTTTGCAAATCGTCAATCGAAACCGTGTCCCACGGTATCGCAGCCTCAGCCGCTGCAAGGTCACCGCTCTCCAGTGCTCGCTGAACCTTCACCAGGACCACGGCGTCCTTGGTTGCGGCAATGGATTCAATGATGGCCTTCCTCAGCTTCGGTTCAAAGCTGTCAGCGATATTCTGAATGACCTTGTATGGTGGAGTCGGAGCGGTCTTCTTTTGGATGAAAGAAGCGGAGGGCCAAGTCATCAATGGGCGTGGGAAGACTAGCATCTCGGCTGAAATTGATCTTTCTTTTCTGGCATATGGGTATCCATCCAATCAGCAATCGCCCGCAGTTCACCTGCTGTAAAGACTCCATCTAATGTGGCTCCTTCAGGATGATCGAGCCTTGGATACCACCATAAATAACCTCTAAGATCATCGAGACTGCCGTCTGGCTTGGCAGCTCTTCGAATCATCTCTTCGGGAGTTTCTTCGGGAGGGAACGCTAATGAACTGGTCATGGGATCTCTCAGTCCTCTCTCGCCCACTGAAGTATAAAGTAAGGTTTATCAACCGCTACATGCTCACCTTTAGGGCAGTGCTCTACTACCCCAACTTCTTCCCAGTCTGCTTCGGAGAAGATATCGCAGTCTCCATGCTCCGCAATTAACTCCTCAAGCCTTTTGATAAGTTGAGTTGCTTTCATCCCTGCACACCGCCATCCGCAGTATCCTCCCGTTGTGGGAGACTCGCAACTTCGCGCAGATAGTTTTCCAGACCTTCATCCGGGAAGAGTGGGGCGCCAGCAGCCGCAAGTGACTGTACGAAAGTTCCAAGCTTGTCCAGGTCCACCTGCTCGACACTCCCATGCTTCAGGATAGGCTGATTCTGGATGGGGAGCCCGTTGATTCTTAGCAGGCGAGGAACCGCAAACCTATTGAACACGTCCGCCATACCATCGACGAATGCCTTGAGCCCGCTGGCAAACAGTTCGATCTTGGATTCAGTGAGAGCGAATGATCCGGCCTTCTGATGACCAATCATGATGACATCCGCCATTACGCTCTGGGCAATCCGTTGGTCGTAGCGCGTGATAATGGCTGTGGTATCGAACTGTCTACCACCGCCTGTTGACAGGAGTGTCAGATCGAAAATCTTATGACCATCGGCATCATAAGACAGAGGCCAGAGCACGCCCTCTTGCTCGTCTCGACGAATATTCCGAATGATCTGTTCAAGATTGGTCTTTGTTGCGGCTGCTTCTACACTGGGAGTATTGCTCAGGATCTCAGCCGGCACCCATCCAACAGGAAGGCCGGCCAAATCTCTTTCAATGCCGATCGCCTCGATCTGCTCGATATTCTTCTTCAGATACCAAGGTCGATAACAGTTTCGCAGAAGGCTCTTGCCCTCTGGGTTGTTCTTCTCGGTCGTGGTCCTGAAGAGCAACAACTTCTCAATCGGAATCGTTCGCACCATGAAATCCGGTGGGGGCATCTGCGAAAAGGCCTGGATCCCTCCATTCTCATCAAACTCCCAGAGATAACGAGACTCAGGCGAACGGATAGGAAGTTTGCGCCAGCCGATCATGCCATCAGTGAAACGAGAATTACGCATTGGATCATTGCTCTCGCCCTGGCGCAGCTTGTAAACGATCTCGAGCGGCGCGTAGCCAAACACGAACATGGTACAGATTTCGCAGATGACATCATCCCACGACATTGACATGTCGGACATGCAGGTCTCTACCAAATCCGCCACGCGTAAAGACTCTTGATCCTGGCCGCCTGGCTGCACGTTCCATTGCACACGGCGAATCAGAGTCTTCATCGCGAACAGCATGGCTCCGATGATCGGATCGTTGTCCGCCATCTCTCTGAAGATCTTGAGCGCGCGCTGGCCTTTCAGGTCACGGAGAAACTCTTCTTGAATGAAGCCAGAGATTCGGTTTAACCCGCTCAGCCCGATTTCTTTGAAGGCATCATCAGGCTTGGCTGCTTTCAGGACTGCATCACCGTTGCGTTTCATGTTTCCACCTGTAAATCTTCCAACTGATCTTGGACAGCACCGTCTGCGTGCCCCTATCAAGCCAGAACGGCAAACCGTCCATTGCCTTAAAGAACTGGCCAACGTTGATTCGTCTCTGTTTCCAGAGATGACGGTACCAAGCTCTCTTGATCAGCCAGTAAAGGATCATATTTTCCATTTCGAAGCAGTGTGCAGAGTTTGACTCTCTCCGATCGACGGGATAGTCCTTTGTTTAAGTCTGAGCAACGCCTGACTTGAGGCATCAATCTGGTCCCAGTATTCACCGTTCGGTGCGCTCGCCCATTCTTCAATGAAATCATCAATCCAGGGGGCTTGCTCTTTGTCTGGCAGGTACACATTGCCAGCCTCAATATCCGGTGACACGGCAGAGGCCCGGGCTTCCTTGCCACCTTGCGGCTCAACCGGAATCAGTCCAGGGATATCGTGTTTCAGAGTCGCAATGACCGCGGGCCCGTTCGCCTTATCCTCTACCAGCTTCGCGTGAGCCGATGGCCATTTGTCACTCAGAGTCCGCACAGCTTTTACACTCGCAACAAAATCCATTTTCTCTCGGATCTGATCGAGCAGGTATTTGTCAGCCCCTCTTCTCCCCCAAACCTGGCCCACCACGTAGGCCGAATCCTTCGTATCCTTGAAAGCCATGTCCCAAGATTGGATGACTTCATCCCATCGCTTCGGCAGATTGCCGTTGTAGAATTTCCACCAAGCGCGTTTGACCAGGCCGCCCTCGACCGGCGATGGTCTTTGCTGATGCTGGCCACTATAACCGAAAGACCCCAGCGTCTTCTTTGCCTCTGCGACTTCGTTCTCGCCGAAACGCTGCGGGCAGAGCAACTCGCCTTCCTCTTTGCGCGGATCTGACCAACCAAGAAACGTTACACATTTTCGCGCTATCGAAAACTCCGTAGGTAAACAAAGATGCTCGTAGCCTCCCTGTTGTAAGACATGCCCAGCCAAATCCTTTTCATGAACTCGCTGCATGATGATGACCTTCGCACCGCGCTTCGGATCATTCATACGCGTTGACATCACTTCATCCCACCAGGTCAACACCGTCTCACGTTGCAGCTCACTAAGAACCTCATGAGGATCATGCGGATCGTCGCATACCACAAAGTCGCCGCCTTCACCGATCGCCGAAGCTCCGACGGATTTCGATAGACGGTACCCCCCTTGGCTGTTTTCGAATCGAGACTTCTGATTTTGATCGCTGACCAACCGGAACAGTGAACCCCAATAGGATCGATACCACGGGGACTCGATGAGGCGCCGGCATTTGAGCGAGTCGCGAATTGCCAAACCCAAAGCAAACGACGTGAAGAGCCAACGGGTCCCGGGCCCAATCATTGTCTTGGCATCTTCAGGCTTGCGTGACCAATTCCAGCACGGCCAAAACACCGAGACACACAAACTCTTCGAATGACGAGGTGGAACGTTGATGAGAAGGTTTCGGATCTGGCCGCGGCTAACTGCCTCGAGATGTTCTGCAATGGCGTCGATATGCCAGGAAGCGATAAAGTCCCGCGAAGGTTCGACTACGTGCCAGGCTCGACGGATGAAGGATCGAAGCGACCCACTAGTTAATAGTAGGTCGATCTCTTCTTTCTCTTGCTCCGTCAAATACGGCCACAAGTCGCGCCACTCGCTCGTCATCGGTGAGGAGCATTGCAGCATATTCTTTGGTCCCAGTTGGATCGGTCAACGACACCTTCTCAGGCATATTCAGACCTAATAACTCACAACGTTTCACAATGCAGGACATCACGCCCTGCAGGAAACGCGGGTCGCCGTCGTGTTCTTCTTTTCTAAGAGACGCCTCGTTGCTGCTCTGAAGAGTCCCCTGCTTTTTCTTCGTGCTGGTGATCTGCCGAATTCTCTGGGACCGCGTCCAGGCTTCCCAGTATTCCCTCTCAAGCTCATCGATCTTGGCAAGCTCCTTGCCTCTAGCTTCGTCGAAATCCCGGATAGATGATTCCTTCCACTTCTTGTGAAGGACTCGAATGTCGTAGGTGATTTGCGACGGGTCGACACCCATCTTCTCAGCGATCTTGCCTTGGCGCGTTCCTGAAAGGTAAAGGCTCGCCACTTCTGCAAGTCGTTTAGCCCGCTCTTCTTTGGTCTTGCTGACCGGAATCCCCATTCGCCTTGAAGCCCCTTATAGATTGAAGTCAAATCAAATGCAGATCGAGCTTTACTCTGATCTCATCGCCATTCAGCAAAATATGATGTGGGCCACCCTCGAAATCGTGGCGAAAGAGCAACTTTCCAGGAACTTTGGGATCAAGCAGCACAAAGCCGCGGACCTCATCAACTTTCTCAGGGAACACCCACGAATGATAATCCTGTTCTTTCAGATCGTAAACCGGCTGGAATTCTGAATGCTTGTCAATTCCGATCAATGCGATCGGATCTCTCGTTTCCTTTCCACCTTTGTGCTCAGCTCCAAGCTGAACCAAAGCGGCCGGCAAGAATGCGGTAACGGTCAAACCACCAACTGCCTTCTTGAAAAAATCTCGTCGATCCATGCCGAACTCCTTTTCTTTAGCTCGCCCTCTCTAAACCTCTGATCGTGCTCTTGATATGCTCTTTCACGAAAGCCTCAACGTTTGCGTTGTGCGACTCTCGATACTCGTGACCATGTCGAACAAAGACTCGATATTTCTTTTCTTGCTGATCACCTCGCTCCTGATATCGCTTCTCGACGATCACAACCCAATGAGCATCAGCTTTTGGCTGAACCTCGTAAACATCAATTCCCCCTGAAAACCCTCGCAACTCTTCAAAGAATTCCAAATGATTAATGAATCGGCAGAGGGCGGGCACGTCTGAGAACACCGAGAAGCTGAGAGCATATCCGTGGTGATAGAAGCGACAATCGGAGAGATTCATGTGATGAAGTCCCGTTAATGCTGATCTCACTTTCGATTAACTGCTCTTATGGATTGACTGTCAACAGAATTTATGGATGGGGGACGATGGATAAAGAGGAAGGATGGCGCAGTCTTGCCCCGCGATTTCTACAAGCCCGCAGCGAAGCTGCTCTTTCAAGGCGACGGCAAAATCGAATCTGATGGATTCACTACAGCCACGGCGTAAGGAAGTTGCGCTTTCGCAAAAGTCCTGTCAAGTTTATTCGCCAAGAGTCGCTTGGGATGCTCGTCTACTAATTGACTAGTACTCAGCCTTCAAACCGTGATTTCCTGACCCCAGTTCTTCTTATGCTTCCCGCTCCTGTTATCAACATTATTCATGCTGAATTGATTTGCGTAAGTGGTCCGTATACGGTACTATTGATTTGTAAGTGAGAAGAACAGTAGGAAAACAAATAAGGCCCGCCCGATGCGCTCACACCGAGCAGGCCAAAAACCACAATCAAAAAGGAGACTTTGATCATGGCTCACAATCTATCCTATAACAAAACCACTGGTAAGCATGAGATGTTCGCAGCGGGTTCGGTGCCCTGGCACAAACTGGGCCAATTGGTCCAAAGTTGCCAAACTTGGGAGCAGGCTATCGAGTTAGCCGGTCTGAACTGGACAGTCAGTAAAAGGCAATTAGACTATGCCGGCCAGCCGGTGCCGGCCTGGGGTATCTTCCGAGATGACAACACTTCTTTCTTAGGCGCGGTCGGATCTACCTACCAGCCAATTCAGAACAAGTCCGGCTTTGACTTTATCGATACCTTGCTGGAAGTCGAGAAGGGTGCCCATTACGAAAGCGCCGGGGCCCTCGGCAGTGGTGAGCGAGTTTGGTGCCTTGCCAAGATTCCTTTTGATTTCGACATAGCTGGAACCGGGGATGCTCATCAGACCTATCTCTTGTTTACCACTTCTCATGACGGCAGTTCAGCCAGTCAATGCCAGTTAACGACGGTTCGCGTGGTTTGCCAGAACACTTTGAACATGGCCATTAATGGACAGTCGAAGAACGCCGTCGCCAAGATCCGCCATACGAAGAACTCGGAAATCAAGATGCAATCAGCTCGGGACATGATGGCCGGCACCGCGGCGAACGTTTCGAAGGTCAAAGAAAAGCTTGAAGAACTGGCCAGCCGAAAGATGGATACCGCCAGCAGCAAGCGCGTTTTTGATCAACTCTTCCCCTTGCCCGAATCAGAGAGCGGCAAACTGAGCCCAGCGATCAAGGCCTCCCTCACGAAGAGAGAAAACCTGCTCGCCGAGATCCTGAGCATTTACGATGACAACGACGGAAACGCATTTCCTGAAACTCGCGGGTCTGCCTTCAACATGCTGAACGCAATCACTAACTACACTGACCACCGAAAAAGCTACGGCGAGGATGAACTGAGAGCAGCCAGCTCAGCCCTTTTCGGAGTAGGCAATCAGCTGAAGCAACAGGCCGTCGAGGTCCTTCTACAGGAAACCACCGGAGCACAGAGAACGTTTCTGAAGAGAAACCAGACCTTCTCGAGTCCAAGCAGTTCTCTTGATACCATCCTGGATCAACCAATTTCTTCCAACTAACGAAAGGGGGCCAGCTTCGGCTGGCTTTTTTCTCATGTTCAAACTCTTCCAGATAGGTGGACAGCAGGATCTTCTAACAAACATCTTCGACCTGGGCGGCATCAGGCCAAGCCGCAAAGGGCAGCCCGAAAACGGGCTTTACGACGGCTACCACGACGCGATCGGCGAAGGGGAAACCAAACTACTCATCCGGCGGAGCGGGCTTGCACCTGATACCCTCCGGGACGCTCTTAACAGCAACTTCGGTCATGACCTGGAATCGGTTAGCGATATGTATCGCGCGATCGAGAGAACCACGAAGCACCGCCGGATGATCCGCCAGGGGGAGCAGGAATCCTTTTTCGACGTTTCCGACAAAGACCCAGAGAAGCAAGAACGAGCGCGCCGAGTCTTCGGCAGCTTGACGGCAGCACAAAAAACTATCCGGGCTCTGCACGCATGGGAAACCCGTAAGGCTAGGAGGCATCATGAAAAGAACTAACGGACAGGCAGCACTCCCCAATACGCTCCAGGAATTCAACGCGGAGGTCAACACTCTTCAACAGAAAGCCCTGGAGCAGGACTTGAACAAAGCAGCCGGCAGACAGGGGATGAACGGACCAGCGCGAAAGATCAGAGACTTCGACGGGTCCCCGCTATTCGGGGAATCCCAAAGGAAACTATTTTGACCCGAGAAATGAACGTCACGACAGCCGAAGAGTTGCACTCCGAGCAACAAGGCCGGGAAGCCCAACGGGCGGGCGCCCCTCCATCCGATTGCCCGTATGATTTTTCAAACTTCAAGCAGGAAGTCTTGCGCCGTTACTGGCAGCAAGGCTACATCGATGAGGAAAGAAGAAATGAAAACCGTTACAAAACTTCTCAGCACCCAGGAGGCAGCAAAGAAACTAAACATCGGGGAGCGTCGCGTCCGGGTCTTAATCGAATCCGGCAGGCTCCCGGCTCAACAGGTTTCTGGGATCTGGGTTATCCTGGAAAGCGATCTTAAAGCAGTCAAGCATCGGCCAATGGGGAGACCCAAAAAGGAGAAAAGAAAATGAGCACGCACACTGAAGGACCATGGCACGTGGATCTAAATGTCCTTGACAGATCTGATCGAGTGAGTGTCTCTCATGGCATAGAAACCCTATGCACCGTCTATGGGCTTGGGAAAAAGACCGGAAATGCCAACGCCCGTCTAATCGCAACGGCACCGGAATTGTTGGCAGTTACGAAAGCCTCTTGGCACGCTATCCAATCGTTGTTGGCAGTGCGAGAAGGCATTACAGACGAAGCCCTGCATGACTTAGCAAAAATCCTGGATTTTACAATCCGTAGAGCCGAGGGTAAATCATCATGAACGAAACCATCATCAGCTGGACAAATCTCACCTGGAATGTCTGGTCAGGCTGTAAGAAGATCAGCCCCGGCTGCGGTCACTGCTATGCTCATACCATCGCCGAGAACAAGCGAGGGACCCGGGCTTTCCCAAACGGCTTCGATCTCACCTACCGCTGGCACAAGCTCAACGACCCGCTCAAGATCAAAGAGCCCTCGCGGATCTTCGTAAATTCGATGAGCGATCTTTTCCTGGAGGATGTTCCAGATGAAAACATTCTGAAAGTCTTCGACGTGATGAACCGGGCCCACTGGCACACGTTCCAGATTTTGACGAAACGTAGCGAACGCTTGAGTCAGCTTCGAAAGAGCTGGCCATGGAGTCCTAATATCTGGATGGGCGTGTCGATCGAATCTCCAAAGTTTCTCTATCGTCTCGACCATCTGCGCGAGGTCCCCGCGCTTACCCGCTTCGTTTCTTTCGAACCGTTGCTCGAGCTGATCGAGTCTCCAGACCTATCAGGAATTCACTGGGCGATCGTCGGGGGAGAGAGCGGTCCCAAATTTCGCCCCATGGAACAGAGCTGGGCCCGGTCCATCCGTGACGCTTGTGTGGAACAAGGAGTGGCGTATTTCTACAAACAGTCAGCAGCTTTTCGGACTGAGACACGACCGTGGCTAGAGGAAGAGGACGGCAGCCGCTGGAAGTGGGCCCAATACCCAGGCGACCTGGCCCAACCGATTCAAGTCTTCTGAAGCACGGCGCCATAGTGGGTCATCTGTCCGACATAGTAGCCGGCCCACTTGGTTATCTTAAACCCGCAACGTCCAACTTTCTCGGCCAATAGCTCCCGGCAGATCTGCAGATACTTGGGATACAATGCCGCGTTCCCATGACGCCTGACAACCGACTGAAGGCTGGCTACATGCCAAGCTGAGCCGGTTGTCAATTTATGTCTCAACCCATCATTGACCACGACGACAACCCTATCCGGCCAGCACCGCTCTTTTTGAAAGAGCGCATCGATCACCCTCCAGGGTTCCCCATAAGAATCAAGGTCAACGAAATTGATTGGCAGATGAAAGCCCACGCCGGCGCGGATCGCATGCTCGCAGTCACCCTCATAGACAGCCCATCCCGGCCTTTGCTGCGCTAAGATCGCAGTCTTCGCAGAATCCTTTTCGAACACCACGCCAGTCTTGAGATGCGAGTAACAGCGATAGAAGATCCTTCCAGTTCCGCCATGGGTCTCCATCACCACCGGCTGATCAATGAATGACAGCAGCTTGGTCCTTAGCTCGACCTTTTGCTTTAGCGTCGAGTTGTCCTTTTGCTTTTTTGTGATCGACATAGAATTGGCAGACCTCGAGAAGAGCCTCTCCACGATTCATATTATCGGTCAAGGCTAGGGCTTCCTCGAAGACCTCGATCTGATCGGCATAGAGAACCGGATTGATCTGATAGCGCGGCTGGCCCAGGTTCCTGCCGCCTTCGGAATCCGATCCTTCCTCGCTGGCTTCACCGGGCATCAAACCGTCTAAGCTCATATCCTGGATGAAGTCCAAAACAGAGTCGTTCTCTACCTCGACTTGACGCATGAGAGCATCAAGCTTTTCCGAATCGGAAACCGCAAGCTCCGACATTGGATCGAGAGTCAGAAGGATTAGAGACTCTTCGTCTTCGGTCAGGTCGACGTATAAGACCGGGACTTTCGCTTCCTGTTTTTGGAGCGCCAGTTTCAAGCGGAGATGACCGTCGACCACTCTACCCGTGCGCTTGTTGACAAGGATCTGCTTGACCCAACCTACTTCTTCGAGAATTCCGCTAACTGCCTGCTCCTGCGAGTGGGGATGGATTCTCCAATTGTCCGGATTGCCAATGAGGGACTTTGGATCGACCGCGGCCTGGCCAACGATTCTGTTTTTCCAGTTAGAATTCTTCACCTGCTCTCAGCTCCTTCACTTCGATCAGTTCGGCCTGCCCGTCCAGCACTGGCCGACCTTCGACGACCTTCAGATACAAAGCATCGATCACCTGCTTCATCGCAATCATCTCATGTGCAGTTCCATTCTGCATCACGAAAAGCGCTTTGTCGAGGAGCTCTTTTTGTTCCCGGGTGAGGACTTTCTTTCGGAGGGGGACCAGCTTGCAGCAGATTGGGCACCGCTTCCCATCACGCTTGATCTGAACTCCGCAATGGGGACAGCGGCGATAGAGGGGCATGGACTCTTGATATTGAGCCTACTTCGCAGCGACCTGTTCTATACGAACTGAATCCATTGTGACCACGTCTAGCAATACTCGATCCTCAGCATGGACGTTCTTCCTTTCCTCTGGCACCAGTTTCTTCATAGCCTTTTGAATATCCGACCCGTCTATCCTAATCAGAGAACCCGTCAGTCCACCGCGGCCCCAGCCTGGACCAAACAACCGGATAAAAATAGTCCTTCCTGGAACTGGCTTGATCTGGAATTCCGCTGATGGAGTTCCAGCCTGTCGAACCTGAGCTGTCACCCACTGATCCGCAGGAATAACCACCGCAAAATATTTACCCTTCGTTAACTTCGCCAGCGGAGCTCCATCTAAAAATACGATCGGATTCCCAACCCCTTCGCTATGTCCGCCTGGACGCAAGAAAACAAGACGGCATTCCGGCGGGCCAGAAGGCTGATTGACTTCCTGCCCAAACAGGCTCCCGGCAAGAAACAACACTGCTCCAACAACGAGAATGGACTTTTTCATTTTCATTGGAATTACCTCTGGGATGCTTATAACACCACGCGGCCCGGAAAGCAATATCAAATCGCATCATATTGGCCAGTCAATAATGGCACCGAAAATGCAACATATCAGCTCGTATAGTTTCTCATCAATCTTTACTAGCGTCCTAAGCATCCCTCCGGACTTTATGGACAAGTGCGTGCCCTGACTTCTCGGTAGTGTCTCAGTTTGAATGTAGGGCAGTTAAACGAATCCTACGAGGAAGCTTTTCTGGGTGGGAACAAGTGTCGGTAGACCTGCCTCATTGTCCAGGCGAGGATTCCGTCGATAACACCGAGAATTGTCGTCGCTGTGTCTTTTTCGTAGAAGAAAAGTGCGATGAGAAATGCCACAAATGCTATCGAGAATAGTATGACCATGAAGATGAGGGCGACCCACGCCATCTTGACCCGTTGTAAAACCTCAAATGTTTTGAGCTGTGATTCTGTGTAGTCAAGTCGTCGTTGCGTCATCGCTCAACCGATAGAAGGTAACCTTCTGGAGAGAATCTGTGTCGAGCTCCACTTCTTCAAGATTTCCGTTTTCTTCTTTCCAACATCGAACGGTCTTGGGAAGTTCGGTTTCATTGATGGCTGAAGTCACAACACTGCCATCGGGACACAGCACCTCGACGTGCCGGGAGAACCAACCTTGTCTCACAGCAATTTCGCAAAAACTCACTGCTCGCTGATGCGACACGTCTAGTAGGCTTCGGACGTTCTCGACGTAGATCTTGTTCGGGTTGAGTCGGGAGAGTGATTCCTCTTTTCCAGTCAACGGATCTCCTGGAATAAGGTTGCTAATTGTTCTGAAGAATTTTTTGTATAACAAACTGGGTGTCTGCGGCATTTTCTGAGTATCGTGGAAACGCGATATACCCGCGCGATGCATCAACCGACATAACCGATACCTTATGGCCTCGGTCTGGGGCCATTTGAAATAAGGAACTGAACAAGGGCGACTCCTGGAGTTCTTCATAAAGAACTGGATTGTATTCCTTTATTCCCCGTTCTTCATCCATCGCTTCTCTAGCGGTCGAAACCGCCGTCTTGTAACCAGTAGACGGTGAATCCATGAAGTCCTCGCTCCACAATTTCTTAATCCCCTTGTGTAAGTCAACCGCCGGCCACTCGTACTGGTCGATCAATTGTTGGACGACAGATTTTTCTTCGACAGCACGATTACCAAGGTAAAACGAGCGTTGAATGTAAGAACTGGGTTTCTTTCTCTTTTTTTGGCCGTTCAATCTCAGCCTCTTCTAAGAAAGCATTCCATTGAACCTCGATTGCATCGACTAACCATTTACCCTTACCGCCAGGGTCAATCTCAATGAGTCTCTGAAGCTCCTCATGTACTTTTTCATGATCAGGATTCGAATACATCGACGGAACTCTGGACTCGTACAGATCCTGCATGGTCTTATCACATGCCTCCACGATCAGCCGCAAAACGCTTTCCTTTGGACTGTGCTTACCATTCTCGATAGACGAGATGCTTGTGCGACTCAATCTCTCTTTCGAATGTTTCTTCTTTGCTAACTCCATAATCCTTTTAGAAAGAGATATTTGAGAGGTGAATTTCGCACCGATACGCATAAGTCTCACTCTGTGCTTCAGATCCATATGCGGGAATATTCTCAAAAAAGGCATTTAAACTCAAAATAAGTCTTGACAAGATATCTTGATTATGAAAAGATTTCTTATCATGAAGTATGACATTAAGAAATTAGAGAGAGCTCGGATCTTAAAGGGATGGAATAAGAGCAAGCTGGCCAGAGTCATCGGCGTTGATCCAGCAGTTATCGGGCGCGTGGAGAGCGGAGAAAATGAGAACGTTGTCACCATCAAAAAGATGGTCGACGCCCTTGATATAGAGATGTCTGAAATTCTCTTGCAATCCTCTGACCACTCCGAAACCACCACTGCTAGCGTGTTGACGAAGAGGTAGCAGTCTAGTCGGGTAGAAATTTATCAGACTGAGGAATCGGATTGCATAAGTTTGGCTGCGCACCGATCGACCGGCCTGTGTTTCTACCTCCTCCACAGGCCCGCTGAGAGACCGCCATTTTTGAAATGGGAGCATGGTAGACGGAACGCCAAAACTAAGCCGACTCGACCGGATCATCGCTGAGCGCAAAGCCAACCGTGAAGCGCAGCGACCAAAAGGAGAACCCCATGAACCGATTCGACTACCTGTCTTTGATCATTGTTCTCGCGCCGTGGGTAATCCTGGCGCTGGTGCTGAGATGATGAACTGGCTCTCCATAGCAATTGATTCGGCACGAGAGCTCAATCCTAAAGTCCACTGCCGGCCCATTGGTGAAGACCAAATCGGAAAGCATTTCACGCTAGTCTTACCAGATGGCCGTCAGACGAGCATTGTGCTCAAGACTGGCGATTCCCTGGCTCGAAAGATTGACGAGACCCTGGAGAAATTCAAATGAGCAAAACCCAGAAAGAAATAATCCCGAGCATGCATCTCAAGAAGTTACTCGAATCCGATCCTGACGAGTCCTTCCTCAGAGGCCTGCTGGTGCTCTGCGCAGTCGCTGTTCTAATCCTCTGGGGGGTCCCTCTGGTTTGGGCGGTGTTCCATGGAAACTGAAAACGGCGTGGCCTGCTCCCGCTGTGGATCGGAGAACGTAACCACCGAGAAGCACTCGTATTTCAGCGGAGTCTCACACTCCGGTGTCAACGAGATCTTATGGGTAGAGATAGCCACCTGTAAGGATTGTGGACTGAGAGAAGATATTTAGAATTTGCCGGTGTGCATGTTCAATGCGAGTGTACCTGACGAGAGGCCAGTGATAGAAATCGTGAACCTCTGATCTGGAGTAGTCAGGGAACGAGTCCACCGTGTTCACCAAAGGGGACCATCGGCAAATGCATATTTAGTTTTCTGCGAGAAAATTGTACGTCAAACTATTCTCAAAGATCTTAGACTCATCGATTTGGCTTGAGCCAGAGAGTACCAGAATTGTCTGGATAACATTACTTGCTGCCATGGATAGAAACGGATTTGCTCAATTTGCCAGCATCAATAACTTGGCGCATCGAGCTCGAGTGAGCCCACAGAATGCAGAAAAGGCCGTAGAGTGTCTAATCGCTCCAGACAAGAACTCAGCCAATCCAGACAACGAAGGGAGACGAATCGAGAAGGTTGCTGGTGGATATCTTGTCCTTAATTTTGAATCTTATAGGAACGTCAAAGACCAAGTTGGACAAGAAGAACTGAACAGGAAATATCAACAAGAGTACCGAGAAAGGAAGCGTAAGGAAAAACTTACTGACACTAGTCATGACATAACGCCACTTCATTCCTCTGTATCTGTATATGTTAATAGTAGTACTAAGAAAGAAGAACGTATCCGCGCGCGCGATGGATTCAGTAAATTTTGGTCAGCCTATCCCAAGAAAGTAGGGAAAGGCGCTGCTGAGAAATCCTTCAACAGTATCAACCCGTCTGAATCGCTTTTATCTGAGATCCTCCAGGCAGTAGAAAAACAAAAACGGTGCAAGCAATGGCTGAAGGAAGACGGCCAATTCATTCCAAATCCGTCAACTTGGCTGAATCAGAAACGCTGGGGAGATGATCCTGGACTACAAAAAAACTCTGACTATGACCCAAACAATTGGCGTGAATGAGCTGACACGATTCAGGGACATTACGATAGATAACCTCGACGTGGCGATCGAATCTCTAAAACAAGTTCTTGGAGAGTTCTGTAGCCACCAGGAAAAGCTATTCATTCGCTGGGATGATCAGCCAGACAAGAAGTTTAATGACGAGCTTTACAAGCACTGGAAAGAAGCCGAGATCCGATCCGATATCGCCCTTCAAAGTCTTTTACATTCACAAGCGCAAAGGGATGTTTTGTTTTACCCCGAATACAGGGAGAGGATTGAAACCGAATGGATGAAACATCTGAAACAGAAACCCTCGAAGCAAAAATCAGGAGAATCTCGAAAGAGCTCATCGAGTCCGTGTCAAGAGAGGCAGCGGCACGTCCAATTCCTCCTGGATTTGGCGAGTACGATAGTGAGATCAGAACGCTTGAAGACTTTCGAAGCTCACTTGTAGCGAATGAAACCGACGATGGTGAGTATCTAGGCTGGGATTCATTAAGACCGTTTTACCGTCCAACAAGAGGCCAATGGACCGTGGTAACCGGGATACCAGGACACGGAAAAACAACTTGGCTTGACTGCGTCATTGTGAACCTGATCCTGAAATCAAAATGGAAATTTGGGATATTCTCCGCCGAGAATCAGCCGCTCAAACGGTACGCTAGGAACCTGCTGTCGAAGTACGCCGGTGTTCCATTTTACCGAATGTCGGAATCAGATATTGATTCTATCATCGGTCGTATCAAGGAATCCATTTCGCTCATTAACCCATCAGACGAACATTTGAATTTAGAATACCTTCTCGATATCGGTCTGTACTTGGTTCGAGATAGGAAAATAGACGGACTGATCCTAGACCCATGGAACGAGATCGACCACAGCGGCAGAGGCCAATATCAGACAGAAACAGAGTACATTTCACAATCCCTCACCAAGATAAGAAGGTTCTCAAGAAACAACAATGTGCACGTGTGGGTAGTGGCACACCCGCAGAAGTTGTTCCGAGAAAAAGACGGCAGTTACCCAATACCAGGGCTCTACGACATCTCCGGTTCAGCCGCATGGCGCAACAAATGTGATTTCGGAATATGTGTTTGGAGGGACTTGAAGAATGTCGCTAAGCCCACTCAGATCCATATTGACAAGGTTCGGTTCTCAGAAAACGGCAAGCCAGGTATGGTGCAACTCAGATTCGACGCTTTTACAGGACGTTACTTCGACCTGGAAAGTAGCCACCAAGAAGATCTTCCGATGTGAAAGGAGGCGATGCGATGCGAGCTTGAACAGAACTGTGATTGTGCGTATTTGCAAAGAGTCCTGGCCCGCTTCATGGGGGAGCGGGTCGGGGAATAAAAAATCAAAGGAGGCGACATTTTATGAATGAAACAGAAGTTCTTGAACCGCAGATGGCACTGACCGGAAGAGCTCTTCCAATTTCTACCGATGAGCTTGCCCAACTCGATGGGAAGCGCGGAGAGGAATTACTTGCTAAGAGAATGGCAATCTTAGAGCTGGCGCGTCGTGGCTCGATTGCGCGAACTTTTCCGAGAGACTGGACTCTCTTCAAGGGTGAGTCGGGAGTGTACGCATACCTGCAAGATTCAGGCTGCGAGCGGATGATGGATATATGGGGGATTGAAATATCGAATATCAGCGGGTTCTCAGAGGAAGCACAGGAAGATGGCTCAGTTCTCTACATCGTAATGGGAGACGGCCACAGCAGACTAACCGGTCGAGATGTCTTCGCAGTGCTTGGCTCCCGCGACACGGGCAGTATGGAGATGGGCCGCGAAGTCAACGCGGCGAAACTGAAGATCGAGACCATGAAAGCGGCTCGGTCGAATCTTGATGGCTCCATCGTCAGGCATTTGGCTGGCTTAGCGTCAGTCCCAATCGAGGAACTGAATAAGGTTTTCTCCCGTTCCGATCCTCAAGACTTGGTTGGGTTCAATCTTGGCAAGGGTTTCGGAAGGCAGACTGAGCGCCACGGCGCCTCCGGCAGCAAGGCAGACTACGGACTCGCTCCCGACTGCCCAAAGTGTAAGACGAAAATGCGGCTCTTCGACAAAGACCAGTCGAGCCCCTACTGGGGCTGCCCGTCATATAAAACTTGCGGACAAAAAACGATTCCAGCGAAGAAGGTTGAATCAGAGTCTAAGTCTGAAGCGTCTCCTTCTCAGACCACTGAAGAACCACCTCTCAAAGTTGGAGACTTCAAGAACCAACTGCTTGAACTGATAACTCAGCTTCCAACACAAGAAGAGCGCAAGGCCTTTAAAGATCTTGTGTTCAAGGCGAAGACCATCGAAGAACTCAAGACTCTGCAGAAGCAGATGAACGACACTATCTCACCTCCAGAAAGACAACCAGGAGAGGAGGCTTGATGGGACGCCCCAAGAGAACTGAATCAGAAAGACTCGAAGAGTTAGGGATTAGATTCTGGGCTCAAGTCAACAAGACTGATGGGTGCTGGTTTTGGACTGGCCCGACTGTGAAAGGATATGGCCATATTTGGGAGAGGGCTCCACGAGCCGAAAGAAAGAAATGGAGAGCTCCGAGACTCGCTTACACATTGGTATATGGACCTATTCCAGACGGAATGGACGTTCTTCACCATTGCGATACACCGCTTTGCGTTAGACCTGATCATTTTTTCTTAGGAACAAACATCGACAATATCGAAGACCGAATGTCTAAGGGTAGAGGTTATAAACTCGACTCCGAGACCGTTAAATTGATCAAGAAAACTCCAGGCAAGTTGGTAGATCTAGCCAGGCAATTCGGGGTCTCGCACGGAATGATCGGCCATATTCGACATGGAAGATCCTGGAAGGGGGTTCAATGAGCACCATATTGGCAATCCCGGCCCCACAGGGAATCATCAGAAGCTCCACCGAAGTTATCCAACAGGCTGAAATCCTGATCATCGTCGACGATGCTACCTACCTGCTCGCCGGCCAATTATTGAAAGCTGTGAAGAGCCTGCAGGCCGAAATTGAAGCAACGTTTGATCCTGTCATAGAATCAGCCCACCGAGCTCACCAGCAAGCTCTCTTAGCAAAATCAGCACACGCAACTCCTCTGCTAAAAACAGAAGGATTACTCAAGAACAAGATCTTGCAGCGGGATAATGTACTGAGAATGGCCAAGGAACAAGCCGATCGGGAGCAACGCGAATCGGAACGCAAAGCCAGGGAGGAACAAGAGACCGCGGAGCGAAAGGCCAGAGAGGAAGCAGCAGAGCAGAAGCGTCAAGCGGAGATGGCTCTCCAAATGGCCCTCGAAGCGGAGCAGGAAGGCGACACTCAAACGGCAGACGAACTCCTCGCCGAAGCCGCCAAGGTAGAATCCATTCCAGTCGTGATTCCGAAGGTCGCCACGCTCCCAGCACCGAGGCCTCTGCCGCCCCCACCGCCGAAGATCCAGGGTGTCAGCAGTAGAACAGTGTGGAGATGGCGTGTCAAGGAACTGAACGATGTTCCAAGAGCATACCTCTTGCTCAACGAAACACTGCTCAACACAGTCGCCCGGACCAGTAAAGGGCAGACGCATATTCCTGGCATCGAGTTTTTCAGCAAGCAAGACCTCAGTTCCGGGAGGCTCAAGTGAGCTATACAACGATGGTCCCAACTATCGGTAACAAAATCGCGGAAGAGATAGACGACGAATTACACCGAGCCGTAACAAACCATAAACCTCTCAACTCGGCCCACGAAGGTTGGGCTGTGATCCTTGAGGAAGTCGAGGAGCTCTGGGAAGAAATCAAGAAGCGCCGTTCCATGCGAGACCTTTCTAACATGAGGTCGGAAGCGATTCAGATTGCGGCTATGGCAATCAGATTCGTCAAAGACGTTTGCGAAAAAAAGGAATCATGATCGTCTCAACCACAGACTCACCCGCTGGAATCGCCAAGGCTCTCAGTGTGGCCTGGGAGCAATTCATCGAGGCAGAGGAGCGTCGCGACGAGCAGAAGGAGCCGCAGAAAAATGTCTGGGCTTCTCAGTACCACCCCTGCACCCGGCATCTCTACAACAACCTGACTCACAGCCATGAGCTCCCACCGTTCCCGGCTGAGGTTAAAGCGAGATTTCGAAGAGGAAACGACCGGGAGCGCGACATTCGTCAAGACCTCGATCGCATTGGGCGACTATGTGATCCGCCGTTTTCAGTAGTCAAACAGCAGGAACGGTTCGCTCTCGAAGTTGCCGGGAGAGTCGTTATCACCGGGAAGGTAGACGGGCGACTACACTTCGGAAAAGGTTTATCCGAGCCCCCCTTCGAAGTCAAGGCGTGGTCTCCAACGCTCGTTCAAGGCGTCAAGAGATTCGAAGACCTGCTCGAGAACAAATGGACGCGCGCGGGCTGCTATCAAATGCTCTCTTACCTGTACGGCTCTGGCTCTGAATACGGTCTTCTGATCATCGATCGTTCCGGGATACCTCAACTTCTACTCGCAGAATTGACGGATGAGAACTACTTACGACTCGATGAATTCCTAGGAAAGTCTGATCAAGCCATGCGATACAAAGAAAGCGGCACAATCCCAGACTTCACCGTCGAGCGCACTCTCTGTCCGTCCTGTAAATGGTTTGGAAGCTTCTGCCAACCCCCCACATTGGCCGGCAGCGGAGCAAGCATCTTCGCCGGACCTGAATTCGATGAGATCGAGGCTCAGATCAAGAGGCATGAGGAACTGAAGCCCTTCGCAAAAGAATACGACACCTTACACGAAGATCTTTCAAAGCAGTTCCGGGGAGTCGAGCAGGGGATACTCGGGCATTACCTCATCGATGGAAAGTGGTCCGCGTTTACCAAGTACAACGTCCCGGCCAATATAAAAGAGCAATACAAACAGGTCGATCCAAAAGGAAAATTCTCCGTCAAATTCGTTCCGATCGGCGGGGAGCCGAAGACAGAGTAATTCACGGGCGGCGCAACAATTCGATAGAAAAGGGCTTCGCATCCCTCTCTCCTCGAAGCCGCCCACCAAAACTATGAACGAACGAGAGCGCTATCAGAAATTCCTAGAAATGAAAGTGGTCGTGGCGCAGCAGAGTGGCGTTGCCGTCGGAGCGGTCAACCCTATCCTGAAGCCTCATCAGCGCGTCATCGTCGAATGGATGGCCACTGGAGGAAGGCGCGCTTGCTTCGCAGCCTTCGGACTTGGGAAGACCATGATTCAGCTTGAAACGCTTCGGTTGGTCCTTGAGCGGTCTGGCGGAAGAGGCTTGATTGTTGCCCCTCTCGGAGTACGTCAGGAATTCAAGAGAGATGCTGAGATGCTTGGGATTCCGATCCGATTCATTCGCCGAACTGAAGAAGCGGATCAGCTATCGCTTGAATGGGAAGAGCAAAAGACCATCGGTATTTTCGTTACCAACTATGAGAGTGTCCGCGACGGGAAGCTGGACGCCACAGCTTTCACGGTCGCTTCACTTGATGAGGCCAGCGTGCTCCGGAGCTTCGGAGGAACAAAAACATTCCGGGAGTTTATGCGGATCTTTGAAACTGTCAAATATCGATTCGTTGCGACGGCGACCCCTTCACCCAACGAGTTTATTGAATTGCTGAGCTACGCCGCCTTCCTCGGCATCATGGATGTTGGGCAGGCTAAGACCCGCTTCTTCAAACGTGACTCAGTTCACGCTGATCGCCTCACTCTGCACGGGCACAAAACCAGAGAGTTCTGGTTGTGGGTAGCTTCCTGGGCGATATTCCTGCAGCGCCCTTCTGACATCGGCTTCGACGATACTGGATACGACCTTCCGCCAATCGATGTTCGCTGGCACGAGGTCCCAAGCACACATAGCAACGCTGGCTCAGAGAGGGACGGCCAACTCAGGCTGTTCCAAGATTCAGCCATCGGAGTATCGAACGCAGCCAGGGAGAAGCGCGACAGTCTGCCCGCTCGAATTGGCAAACTAATGGAGCTTATACATGAACAAACTCGAGAAGGAATCGGAACGAATGACGCGCCGACGCCAAACGAAAGCATACAAAGACTACCAGAGGACGTATCAACTTCAGTATTACCACCAGCACAGGAAAAAAGCAGAGGCCTTCAGGAATTCAACGGGCCGGCGGGCTTACATGACTGCTTACTTGGAAGCGAACAGAGCAGTTCTAATGAAGAAGCAGAGAGAAAGGGAGAGAAATCGTATTTACGGAATAACACCAGACGCGTTCAATTGGCTCCTGATGATACAGGACTGGGAATGTGCGATCTGTCAGAGGTTACTGACGAAGCCTGCGATAGATCACGATCATACGACGGGAGAAGTGAGAGGACTACTCTGCAGACTGTGCAATGCGGCAATCGGGATGCTGGACGACAATCCATCTCTGTTGCTGAAAGCGGCGGCCTATCTGACCAAATCGTGGTTTGGTGTGACCTCAATGAAGAGCAAACATCAATCGAAAGAGCTCTTTCCAGAGCAGGGATTTCTTTCTCATCTCTTTATGGATCACAAACTATCGAAGAGCGAGAGCTCCTCTTAGATGATTGGCGCTCCAAGAAGACAAAGGTTTTTCTCACCAAGCCGGTAATGTATGGTGCGGGGATAAACCTGCAGCAGTGCCATAAAATGTGTTTCATAGGAATAACTTTCAAGTTCTCCGACACAATTCAAGCAATTCACCGCATATATAGATTTCTGCAGAATCATCCGGTGCGGATAGATCTCATTTACTCAGAGTCAGAGCGCGGAGTGCGACAGACGTTGCAGCGCAAGTGGGACCAACACAAAGAGCTGGTTGAGGAGATGAGCAAGATCATTCGAGAATTCGGCCTGAGCCATGCCAGCCTTGCTTCGAAGATGACTCGATCAATCGATTTCGACAGAGTGGAAGTGAATGGAGAAGGATATCGGCTGATCAATTCGGATGCTGTAGAGGAGTGTCGGGCACTGGACAATAACAGCATCGATTTCGTTCTAACCTCAATCCCATTTTCTACCCAATACGAATACACGCCATCCTATCGAGACCTAGGACACACAAACGATAACGCTCATTTTTTCGAGCACCTGGATTTCGTTACCACGGAGCTGTATCGCACCCTGAAGCCAGGCAGGGTCGCAGCGATCCACGTTAAGGACCGGATCGTCCCAGGCGGTCTGACTGGCTTAGGATTCCAGACCGTGAGCCCATTCAGTGATGACACCGTCCGCCACTTCATCAAACACGGATTTGCTTTCCTGGCCAGAAAGACCATCGTCACTGATGTTGTCAGAGAGAACAATCAGACCTATCGACTCGGCTGGACGGAGCAATGCAAGGACGGCTCACGCATGGGCGCCGGGATGCCTGAGTACATGCTCCTATTCAGGAAGCCTCCAAGCGATCGCAGCAACGGCTACGCCGATGAGCCGGTCGTTAAGAGCAAGGATGAGTATTCGAAAGCCCGCTGGCAGATCGACGCCCACGGGTTCACTCGGTCTAACGGAAACCGTCCGATTCTTCCAGAAGAGTTGATGACCCTCGAGCACAACGCCATCTTCAAGCTATTCAGGAAATACGGACTCGAGGAAGTGTACGACTATGAATATCACGTCAAGCTAGGTGAGGCTCTCGAAGAGGCCAAGAGGCTGCCAGTCACCTTCATGCTCTTACAACCGCCATCCTGGCACCCAGATGTCTGGACAGACATCGCCCGAATGCGCACGCTGAACATGAGCCAGGCGCAGAAGGGGAAAGAGTTTCATCTCTGCCCGATGCAATTCGATATCGCAAACCGGATGATCAGGCAGTTCACGCAGCCCGGAGATACCGTGCTTGATCCGTTCGGCGGATTGATGACGGTGCCCTATTGCGCTATCCAGATGGGACGCAGAGGAATTGGAATTGAGCTGAACCCGAACTACTTCAAAGACGGCGTCATGTATTGCGAAGCGGCCTCGCGCAAGAAAGAAACGCCTACGCTTTTTGATTTGGTAGAGATCTCAGAGGCACCAGATTCGGAGGAGACTTTATGTTCGCAGGCATAGATCCAGGTCTATCTGGTGGAGTAGCTTTCATGAATGACGACGGGACATTGGAGTCTATTCAGAAGATGCCGGAAACCGAAAAGGACACTTCGGACATTTTCTCAGCGTGCCCGCCGCTGGCCCTGGCTATCATTGAGCGCGTGCATTCTTTCCCTGAGCAGGGGGTCTCCTCAAGTTTCAAGTTCGGAATGCACTATGGACTCCTGAGAGGGATTCTCGTATCCATTGGCATCCCCTTCGAGGATTGTCCACCACAGACGTGGCAGCGCTATATGAATTGTTTGACCCACGGCGACAAGAACATCTCGAAGGCCAAAGCTCAACAGTTGTTCCCTGGATTCAAGATCACCCATTGCACAGCGGACGCGATCCTCATCGCAAAATATGCACGGGAAAAGTACCTTGGCCTCTTACCACCCCCGATCAAGATGGAGCGCAGGAAGGAAGTAGCGGAGGTTTTCTAATGAGCGAAGAACATAACGGATTTGAGGGATGGGCAATTGTGGAATTGATGGGACATCGGAGAATTGCTGGATACGTCAAAGAGGAAACCATTGCCGGAGCTGGGCTACTCAGAGTCGATATTCCAAATGGCAAGAAGACTGTGATGACCCAGTTCTACCATCCGAGCAGCTTGTATTGTCTTACCCCAACCACTGAGGCTACCGCAAGGAAAGTTGCGCTCGCGTCATTGCCGATTCCGGTAACGCATTGGGAGCTTAAGGCAGCACCTGATATTGATGACTGAAGTTACACCGCGAAGCGGGCTGGGTAACTGATTCCCGCGTTAATTGCAAAATACCATGGGGCGGTCTTAGAAAGACCAGCGAAGTCTAAGGCGTTCCATGGCCGGTTAAAAAGGAAAGCCATGGCTAGACTGAAGCAACAGTACCTATCAGACGAAATGAAGCCAGTCAAGATCCAGGAGATCGTCGACGCAGCGGAAGAGTACGAAGGCGTCAGGGATTCCCGAATGGAACTAACTAAGCAGGAAGTAGCACTGCAGACCAAGCTCCTGGAAGTGATGAAGAAAAACAAGCTCAAATTCTACAATCTTGGAGACGGACGCATAGTTGAAATCATTTTCGAATCCACTGAAAAGGTCAAAGTGATTTCAGAAAAATCTTCCACCAAGAGGCGCAAGAACGGGAATTCTCCTCCAACAGAAGAGCCAACCGGAACGCCGGACTCGGCCAGGGTCACTGGACCCCTTGAGGCGGACAGCAAAGATGATTTCATTCGGCTCGTCGTCGGAGAAATCATCGAGGCGCACAATCAATCTATTTCATGGTGGGAGAAGCTCCCAGAGGAGAAGCGTCGAGAGTTGTTCGATAAAAGATTGCTGAAGCGGCCACAACGGGAATCATGACCCCACTTCTGACAGTAGCCGACGTTGCCAAGATGCTGAAGATATCCCCGGAGTGGGTAAGAAGCCACGCTTCCCGCAGGCGCCGTCCTTACCTTCCGGCGATAATTCTGCAGGGCGAGGTCAAACCAACTTACAGATTTTCAAGGGAAGAGATTGAGGCTTGGCTTAAAGACTTAACCGCAAAAACTAATGGACAGCCCAGAAATTAAAGAATTAGAATTGCCACTTGATCTAGATCTCAGAAAGATCGGTGCGCATTTGCCGAGACCTCGCCATCAGAATGGCTGGATCGAATCCGCCCGTGGGAAATGGATCGGGCATTGGGATATCTACGTCCGCCTGGACGACGGCAAGGAGATCCGGCGCAATCGGGAAAAGGTCATCGGCTCGAAGTCGAAGATGACCAAGCACCAGGCCCGGCAACTTCTCTCGAAACTCATCTCTCAAGACCCATCGGTGCAGTTTGCCAAACCGGATCCCAGGGTACCGTTAGAATGGTTCTATCATCATCGGTTCAAACCGCTGGCTGAGGCCAACTGGCGGCCCTCGACACAGAAGAGCTTTCCCTATCTGATCGAGAAGCATATACTCGCCCGCTTCGGAGAGATCCCGCTTTGCTTCCTCGAACCGTTCTCGCTACAGAACCACGTCAACGAGCTCGCGAAGACCTATAGCGAATCAGTTGTAAAGCATGTAAAGAAACTCTTACGGATGATCCTGGAGAAGGCGGTTGACCTAGAATATCTCGGAAGGAATCCCGCGGCGAAGCTGACGGTACCCAAAAAGCTCAGGCGTTCCTGTGACCGAGTTCTCAGCGCCGCCGAGATTGACATACTTGACAAAGGATTGACCGGCCGGGAGCGCCTCGTATTTCGGATGCTGGTCTTGCTCGGACTCCGCCCGGGTGAACTATTCGCCCGACGTTGGAGCGATTGGCAGGGAGAAAAGCTTCTGATCGGTAACGCCCTCTATCGTGGTCAAATCGGAGAGCCTAAGACCGAAACCAGCAAAAGCTTTGTCTGGCTTCCTCGGATGATCCAAAAAGAACTTACTCTCTTCCGGGAGGTCTCCCAGGAGAACGGCTACCTCTTCCACGCTGCCCACGGCAGGCAAAGTACCCCGCTGGACACCCACAACTACCTAAGAAGGGTTTTCAAACCGTCCTGCGCCAAATTAGGAGTTTTTGGAGTAACCCATCAGTGCCTCAGAAGAACGTGCTCTACCTTCATGCTTCCGCACGGTACCATCAAGGACGTTCAGACTCATCTGAGACACGCGAGTGCCGAGACTACTCTCGGGATTTACACAAAGGACATCCCAGAGTCAGTCAAACTGGCTGTCGAGGATATGAGCAGAAACCTTTTCCCGGACCAGATTGACGATGAAGTTAAGGGTAGTATCAATTGATGAGCAAGAGCCAACGAAGGCGTGAAATAAAACGGTGGCGTAGGCTTCAAAAGAATCCGGCTGAATTGGCTGCAATGTTGGAAAAGTTTACTTCGGAAGTAATCCTCGGAATCATCGAACGAGCTTCCTCGACCGTACTGCCTCTATTTGAACACCGGCTTTCGTCTATTTTTGAAAGATATTTTCTGAACCAGCAAGAACTTTACACCTTCCCGCCGAACTTCTTTCAGATCGGTCAGAAGCTCAAGGTTACGGTTAAAGGGAGGATCAATTGAGATACCAGCTTGGAAGTGATGGAGAAGAACAAGGAGTGCTGTTAATTGCAGATACAGTGGGTAACGAGATCATTGCCAGAGGTTCAATTGCAGCACAATCCAAACTTTGTTATGGGCAGGAGTGCGGCGGCATAGAAATTTTTAGACTTGCCCAAGGTGGCTGTAAATGATTGAAAGAATGGTACGCCCGGCAGGAGTCGAACCTGCGACCTCTTGCTCCGGAGGCATTACGTCATCAGCTTTTCAATCAGTTACAACCTACCTGAAGTCAATTAAACCACACAATATCTGAATAGATTTGCCGAGTTTGCGGCGGCATTTAGGCGGCATCATGACCCACAATCTCAAGATCTCTGAAGGCCTGTCGCTTCCGATTGAGGCGGTCACGCAGACGTTCGCCGTGCTGGCAAAACGCGGTAGCGGGAAGAGCTATTGCGCCTCCGTCATGGCTGAGGAAATGCTGAAAGCAAAGCAACAAGTCGTCTACCTTGACCCAACTGGAGGAGCCTGGGGATTGAGATCCGGATTCCCCATCGTCGTCATGGGGGGAGAGCACGGAGACATCACACTTGAGCAGACTGCCGGAGAGGTCATTGCTCAAGCCATAGTGGAGAATCGCTTCTCGGCCGTAATCGATCTCTCTCTCTTTCGGAAAGGCCAGATGATTCAGTTCATGGTCAACTTTTCGGAAACTCTTTATCGACTGAATCGAGAGCCCGTGCACCTATTTGTTGACGAAGCGGACGCCTTTGCCCCCCAGGGGCGCAATTGGGGAGGCGATGAAAACAGAATGCTTGGCGCCATGGAGGACATCGTTCGCCGCGGTCGCAAGCGTGGCATCGGCTGCACTCTCATTACCCAGCGCCCAGCAGTTCTAAATAAAAATGTTTTGACCCAGTGCGAGAGCCTCTTCGTTCTCCGTATGGTACACCCCAAGGATATCGATGCAATCAAAGAATGGATCGACGTTCACACCGAACCAAAGGAAGCGGGTCCGGTCATTGATAGCCTCCCATCATTGCCAATCGGAGAGGCCTGGTTTTGGTCACCCGGATGGATGGACATTCTGAAGAGGATCAAGATTCGCCAGCGTGAGACCTTCGACTCTTCGGCCACTCCCAAGCCAGGGGAGCGACCCAAGGTCCCCCAGAGTCTTGCAGAGATCGACCTGGGACAGCTTGGCGAGAAGATCAAGGCAACAGTTCAGCGGGCGATGGAAAACGATCCAAAGGAGCTCAGGAAGCAGATAGCTGAACTGCAGAAGCAGATCAGGACGGTCAAGCCGAAAGAGATCATCGACGAGGTTGCCGTCCAAGAAGCCCATCAATCCGGACAGGCCAGCGGGCGGAGAGAGATCATCGAGAAAGTCTCGAAGCAGTTGCTCGATTTCACCGGAAGCCTTCAAAGCCTGAATGGCAGAATTATGGATCTTGCAAACTCGCTCGTCATTACCACAGGCCCAGCACCAAAAACCCTGAAGGCCGAGCATGAAAAAATGTCTGCCTACTCTCGGCGTGAGAGTCACAAACTCGGGATGCACGTTACACGGGATGCGACGCCGTTACATAACGCGGGGAGCAGATCTTCAGGTTCATCAAACGGTCATCTCCCGATCGGGGAGCAGAAAACCTTGACGGCTCTGATTCAATACCCGGATGGACTGCGGAGGGAGCAATTGACCGTCCTGACCGGGTATAAGCGCAGCAGCAGGGATGCATACATTGCTAGGCTCAAGGAAAAAGGCTTCGTGGAATCGAACGGAGAGAGAGTCTTGGCAACTGGGCAAGGCGTTTCCGCTTTGCCCAACGCAGAGC